TCACTTTGTTCCAGAGGCGATTCTCTGGGCCATTGCCACCACGACTCGGGCCTGATCGACGTACCGAACGCGGATCATCGCAACGTCTTTCGTGTTCCATCCGAGGATGTCGGCGATCTCCTGATCGGTGAGGCCGGCGATCATGCAGCGCGTTGCGAACGTGCCGCGAAGATCGTGAAGGTTGACCTTGATTCCGCTCTCGGTCTTCGCATCGTGGAAGCGGCTACCAAATCCCATCGGCGTCCATGGGCGCCACATGCTGTTGCTCAGGATCGTCTCGGGCAGTTCCTTGCGCTTGCCTTCGGGCTTCGCCTTCATCTCCGCTTCGTGGCGCGCTTTGATCCTTTCCAGCACCGCCCTCGTCTCAGGCAGAAGCGGGATGACGATGCGCGCCTTGCCACGGCTTTTGCTGGTCTGCCAGATGATCGCGTGATCGCCGACGGCAGACCACGGCAGCTTAACCAGGTCGCCGCGGCGCAAGCCCGTGCAGGCTGCCAACTCGACGCCCTCGCGGACCTCGGCGCTGGCTTTGTCGTTGAAGGCCGCGAAGTCCTCTTCGGTCCAGATGATGTCGGCTCGATTTGTGTCGTAAAGCTGATCGATTCCCGACGTGTGGTTCTTATCGAGCCGGCCTCGGTTAACGCCCCACGAAAGGACGCGAGACAGAACCTGTATAGCCATGTCGGCGCTGCGCGGCCGATCCGCGTACGCATCCCGCCAGTCGAGGATATCGCCCCTGATGCGGCGATCGTTGAACACGCCCAGCGGGGCCTTTCCGAACTTGGCTTCGATCTTGTCTAGCCATGGCCGCCACCCGCGTTGCGTGGTGGGAGATAATTTCTGCCATTCGGGGCTGCCTCGATAGGCAGTGACCAGAGACTTCATGGTGCCGGATGCAATGAACGCATCGCTTCTGCTGCGGGCGGTGCCGATCGCGTCAATAATATCGCCGGTCAGCTTCGGGCGCGCACCGCCCTGCTGCTTGTGGACGCACGGTCCGCCGCGCCAGGCATAGACATACCAGCGCACCGGCTGCCCCGGCTTCCTCTTGGCAACGATGTGCGGCCCTTGCGCCACGTCAGTTCCCTTCGCGCTTCCAGTCGTCGTAGGCGTTCGATGCGCCCGTCGCCGAGCGCGCCGCCTGTTCGGCGAGAATGCGGATTGTGCCGTCGGGTGTCACCTCAAATCCACCGACCTTCACGCCAAGCTCGCGGGCCGTTTCGATGTAGGATCGCACCTTCGCCTTGGTGGCGTAATGGCGCGCACGGGGTTTTGGGACGGCGGTCATGTTCCATTACCTCCACGGCTGATTCCAGCCTCACGAAACTGCAGATCGAGGCGTTCCTGATAGGCGCGCTCGGTGAGCTTTCCGGCTGGCAGGTAGATCCTGCGCGGATCCATGATCGGACCATTTGCCAGGGCGTTGAGGTCGCGATCTCCCAGCCCTTCGATCGGCTCGACGCTCACCCAATCGCCAGCGTGATAGGCTTCGTCACTTCGGCCCGCCCAACGCGGTGGCCTGCGCGCCCGGCCATTGGCAATCTCGGGCCCGGCAAGGACCACCTCGAAGCCGCGGCACAGGACGAGCGCGCCGTATGGGATGCGCTCCTTGGCGGTTCCGCGCATCATGCTGCCCTCCAAAGAATAGGCTTCTGGTCCTTGGCGATGCGATGCTTGCCGCGCGCCATAGGGTGCTTCGGGGCACCGCTCGCCGTCTTTCCCCAACACCAGAGGTCAGGATATGGCTCCTCCCCGGTCTGGATCTCCTCGACGACATGATCGAGCCACATGCAGTCCCGCGCTATCGCGCCCCAGCACACAAATACCTGATCGGCCTTCTTCGCTTCCGCGACCACGGCTGGCAGGTTGACGTAGTGAAGCTCGTCGCGCGCGCCCCAATCGCCACGGTCAATGCCATCGACGCGCTCGTAGACATCAGCTGGCTTGGCGCTGCACCACGGGTAGAGGTTGACCGCGACATAGCCGCCGAAGCCGAATAGCTGGAACCACTCGTTCCACCAGCGCGAGGTAGGGTCATCCCCTGTGCCATTTGCGGAGGATGGATTGTGGCCGATTATGCAAGCGCGCGGCCCCGGTCCCCACTGCCTGATCAGGCGCAGGCGGTTCTTTCCGTCGAAGTCGGCGCGGCGCTGCATGACGGGCGCGCCGAACAGATCGTTGCCGAGGTCGCTCATGCTGCCTCCCCGTCACAAGGCGGAACCTTGATCTTGCGCGTCAGGTCGGCCCAATAGGTGCAGGTGGTCTGCGCTTCGTTGAACGCTTCGATCGCAGCGGTCAGTTCGGCGGTGCCATTGAGATCGTCCTCGGATGCGTCCTCAAACATGTCTTCGGTTAAGTTCTCGAAGACCCTCCATGCTTCAATGCGCGGATATTGCTTATTTGTGGGGCAAACCCACTCGTGCCCAGCGTCCCGCGCATCATCCATCTCATGATACATCTGCTGATCGCCGAAGCCGAAGTACGGCCCACCGTCATTGGGAACTTCAGTGGCCCGCTCTATCTCGCGCTCAAGGCGGCATTTGTCACAAGCCGTCCAGCCTTTGCCGCATTCGACGCCGCAGTGCCGGCAGTTGCTATGGGTCTTGCAATTGTAGCAGTCACGCGCCGCCTCAAGGGCAGTTGCGTGCCGCACCTCTTTGCGGGCTAGGTAGATCTCCGGAGAGTGGACAGAGCCGCACTTACCGCAGGCGTAGAGCAGCGGCTTCTTGTCCGGATCGTTTGCATCCACGAGGATGATCGGTTCAACTGCTTCGCTCATGCTGCCTCCTTCGCGCGGCGTTCCCGCGCCTGCTCGACCGCTGCGAGCATCTTCTTTCCCTTGCGCCGGCGCTTCGGATCGTCGGAGTTCGCGTCCAGGCGCGCGGTGTACTCGACCGGCCCGTAGCGATCGGTGAGCACCGCGCCGTAGCGCAGGGCCTTCTCCTTCTTGCTCAGGGAGATGTCGAAGTGGACCCAGGCCACATTGCGGTGCTTCCCGTGCGAGAGCGTCGGGTGGCCCTGAATCCACTTGCGCTGGACACCGATGCGGTCAGCCATCGCGAGCAGCTCGTCGAGGCTCTCCGACCACATGTGAGACATGATCATGTTGCCGAGGCGCAGGCGCGTGTCGTCGACGTAGACGGTCATTGGTCCACCTCGTCGATGTGGCGCTGCTGGAGAAGCCGCCAAGCCTGATTGACGGCCACCAACGCCCCAAGGATCATGTGACGGGGCGACCCCTCCCAGATATTCAGGGCGAGCCGATCAAGGGCATAGGAGTCCTCATCGCGAAGCGCGCAGATTGGCGCCTCGCGGTAATAGTTTATCTCCTGCTCCACCCCGTAATCCGTCAGGATGTACGAGAGGGTTGTCCCGCAGGTTTCACAAGCGCTCGTGCTGTCGCTCGTTGTGTCGAAGCCGCCGTCGATGCCGTCATGGAATGCGTCTTCCAGATCGGTTCGACGGTAGAAAGGTGCGTCTTCTAGCGGTGGGCCAAGCTCAAACTCCCTGCCCCGTGCCGCGATCACGCACTTCCGACAGTAGGAAGGACCAGCGTCGCTATCGAGCCAGTATTGAAGCCCGGGATTGATCGGAGGAACGGCAGCACAAATGGCGGCAAGGCGCTCTTCCATGCGGAGCAAAACCAGAGATGCGCGATCAGCCACAAGCCACCTCATCGGCTGGCATCTGGTATCGGATGCGATGATCCTCAGGCAGGTAACGGCGAAAGCTCGCAACTGCCTCGTCGATGTTGGGATGTCTGCCGGCAATTCCGCCGTCATGGCCGCGTTGAAAGAACGAGAGCTCCATGTGGCCCCACGCCTTTGCGCGAATCTCGACACGGATGCGCGCCTCGTGTGCGAGCAGGACGAGCATCGTCAGGGCGCCGCTATCGAACGTCGCCATGCGGCCATCACGCCACGGCACAAACATTCCGGAATGGTGACCGTTCGAGCCTGGCGCGCCCCAATTAACGCGCTCCCAATTGATCGGGGCATTGTAGATCCCGCCGCCGACCATGCCGCAGATTTCGATCACCTTAGCCTGGAACTGGGTGAGCTTCTCCGGAGCTGGCTTGTAACGTTTCCGGTTCTTCCCGGCGAGGTTGGCATAGTGGTTGTTGGACTCCACCCATCTGGCGTGGTCCATAGTCGCGTAGCTCATGCTGCCACCTCATCAAACTTGCCCGCCTCATCGCCCCAGCTGTCCCAGCCCGGGCGGTTCGTGCGGCTGAAAATCTCGGCGTAGGGCCCGGCGTAGAGGGCCTCGACCATCTCGTACTGGCTGTCAGGCTTGCGGCTGTGCTCGCGGACTGGCGCGACGATCAGGTTGCGCACGCTGCGCGACTGCACCCGCGGCTGGCCGACCGTTCCAACGATCAGGAACTCGGCTGCCGAGCGGAACACGTAGCCCGTCCCGAAGGCCCACTTCGCGCCAGTGGTCGACTGCTTCGCCCAGGCCGCGCCCGACTTGTAGACAAAGCCCCACGCATTCATGACCTCGATCGCTTCAGGCAGAAGCGGCGCCGTCGCCCACATGAACATGGCGCAGTCCGGTGCAGCGAGGTGCGCAACGGGAAGCGCGGCGATGTCGTCGAGCGACATGCACTGGTAGTGCGCCGTCGGGTTCTTGCCCTCGCCCTTCCCGCTGAAGTTCCGGAAGTGCCACGGGGGATCGACCAAGAGCGCGCCGTAGGAGAACGGGCGCATGGTGCCGAAGGGCCAGGTGTTGCGCTTGCCACTGGAATTCGAAACGAAATCAGTGTTATCGGGCGCGCCGCCACTGGTTTGTGGAGCGCGGCTGTGTGGAGCCAGGTCGTGTCCAAAGCGATTATGCGCTGGCGGGTTCGATTCCTGCCCGGTCATGACTTGCGAGCCTCCCGCGCCGCGTGCTCGACCTTTGCCACCGCGAGGACTGCTGGCTTGAGTTCGTCGGGAGCGTCATCGTAGGCCAGCACATGCCGGTAGCGATTGCCGCCAGCGAGACGGGGCAGAAGCGCCCGCGAGATCAGCTCCCAATTGCTCGGATCGGTGTTGAGCTTGTCGCCCAAGCACTTGAGGCAATAGCCTTCCGGAACAGGTCCGTTGGCGGCTTCCCATTCGATCAGGTGTACCGCGCGCCAACGCGATTGCAGCGGCATGTCATCGTGGATCTTGCGCTCGCGATAGCCGTTCTTGCTCAGGCGTTCTGCGCCCACCGGCTTGTAGAGCTTGACCGCAACACCCTTACGCTCGCCTTTCTTGAACTGCGTGCGGCGCGCGTTCGGGTGCAGCCCGCCAGTGCCGGGCGCACACTTCTTGCCCTTGTTCATCGGCTCCTGCCCCTTGGCGAAATGCCCGGTGCGGCCAGTCTTCCAGCCCTTCCGCTTGCGAAGTGCGTGCAGATGGCCGGCGGTGACATCATCGCGCGCAAACTCGGCGACGAACGCGCGGTGATAGTCGCTGATGACCATCGAGCGGTGCTCCTCAAGCCAGTCCAATTCGGCGGCGCTGTAGGGGATGAACTTACCCTTCGGCATCGGTCTTTCCGATCATGGGGAGCATGGGCCGGAAGCGGTCGCCGTGGCTGGCGATGAGATTTGCGGCCTTGAGTTGAAGGTCGGCGTTGCGGATGATCTGGTCTGCGACCTGGACCATCGCGTCGGCGCGCTTGGCCTCCTGCTCGATCTTGTCAGCGTCCATGTCCTCGTCGCCCAGGCGCTCGAGCTGCATGAACAGGTGATCGTTGAGGTCGGTGAGCTTGTTCTTCATGCGGCTGCTCCGAAAAGGTCCATCTGGTCGGGTTTGGCCGCCTCAATGGCAGCGGCTTCCCGCTTGGCGCGCTCGGCACCAGCGATCAGGAATTCGCGAAAGCTGGGATCGCCCTGCCATTCGCGCGCAACAGCCTCGCGGATCAGGACTTGCGCATAATAGCGCAGGAACTCCGGGTCGTTGCGCAGGTCGGTCATGCTTCCCCCCTCGCCTTGGCGAGCGCTGAATCGATGCGAGCTAACTGTGCGTCGAGGTGTTCGAGATCCGGCCTTGCTTCGTCTTCCAGCGTGTCAGGATCACCACCTATCGTGTGGCAATCGAAAATTACGTCGCGCTTCTCGGCGACCTCGTCGCGGGCAAGGAAAAGCTCAGCGTAAAGCTCAGGCGCGGCGGCGATCAGATCCTCGTCGGCTTTTCTCCCAAAAAACGTAGAGATCAGCGCCACAATCACGCCGCCCGGCGCCATGATGGGACGAAAGCCGTCCATGGCTGCGCCAGACTTGCGCCAAGGTCCGGTTGTATGCTGCCCGCTCATGCCCTGCCCTCCGCCTTGGCGATGGCGGCTTCGACGCGATCGGAGAAGGTGTTGCCCAGGCCAACGCTTTCCCACGCAATGCGGCGATCAGCTTCAGCGAGGAGGTTGAGCAGCTCAGGCGCGGCGGACACCATCTCCGGCTTCACAGGGCACGGCCACCCGCCGCACCAATCACTGAACTCGCGAGTGAGCCCACGATCGTCGATGAACTTGATCGCGTTTACAGCCCATGCCTTGACGGTGAACGTCTCTGGATGCTTCCCGCTCATGCCATCACCCCGCGCGGCTGGCCTTCCTCGGTGACCGGGGAGGTCTTGGCATTCTCTGCTCGCTGGATTTCAGCGCGGGCCGCAATGCGGTTCAGCGTGCGCTGATGGTCAGCGCTAGGCATGAGGGCATGGACGTAGAGCGCGGAAGCACACATTTCGAGGCGTTCCTGCCAAGTCTGATTGGTCCAGTCGGTGGCCTGTTCGAGGAGGTTCATGCGTTGCTCTCCATCGGAAGAAAGTGGGTCGGTTCGAAATTGAGCTCGCAGCCATTGGCGTAACGCCAGGCATCGCGGACCCAGTAAGTGAGGACGAAGCCGCCGGAAGGGCGCGCAATGCGGACGTAGCTGCCGTCGCGCGGGGCATCGTTGATGGGGGAAAGGTGCTCGTTCATACGATCACCGTGACTTGCTCGGCCGCGCGCGTGACCGCGGTGTACAGCCAGTTCTTCTTCGCATCGCGAAAAGCTCCGGACTCGTCGAAGATTATGACGTTATCCCACTGAGAACCTTGGCTCTTGTGGCATGTAATCGCCCATCCGAAGGTGAACTCCTGCGAGCCACGCTTCTCCTGCCAAGGGATGGTCTGCTCGGTCCCGTTGAAGAACTCCTCGAAGACCTCGACCTTCAATGGATCGCGCTTTTCATCGAGCGAGTTGACAGTGATCCCGAGCTTTCCGCCCAGGTCCTCAATTGACTCGGCATCCCAAAGGCCGCCGTTGAAAAGGTGCTTGGTCTTGTCGTTGCGGAGGCAGATCAGCCGGTCGCCGACGGTCGGGTGCCATGGACGGCGAGAGCCAGCGAGGCCCTTCATGGACCTGACGCGCTGATTGTACGAAGTGCGCGTCCGGTTCAGGCCGCACAGCAACTGGTCCGCGCCGAGCACAAGCTCGCCCAAGCGTTCCCGGCCAAGTTCGCGCGAACGCGCGATCAGGCTGTTCCCGTAAGTGCCCGGCGTCAGGCGCTTGCCATCTCGTATGTCCATAGACATGCGGATGATTGGATTGTCCTGCGCCTGCCGATGAACCTCGGTCAGCATGACGTCCGGCTCTGCGTTGATGAAGAAGCCTTCGTCCTTGACCGGCGGAAGCTGGGCCGGATCGCCAAGGACAAGGATCCGCGTACCGAAGCTGAGCAGATCGCGCGCCAAATCCTCGCCGACCATCGACACCTCGTCGACGATCAGCAGAGCAGCTCCCGCGAGGTCGCTCTCATCGTTGAGCTTGAACTCTGCCTCGCCAGTTCGCTCGTCGATCTCGACGCGGTAGATCAGGGAATGGATAGTCGAAGCGTCTTCGCAGCCCTTCTTCCGCAGGACCAGCGCCGCCTTGCCGGTGAAGGTGGCATAGAGGACCTTGCCCTTGACGGAATCGGCGAGCTCTTTCGCGAGCGTCGTCTTGCCGGTTCCCGCATAGCCGAACAGGCGAAATACCTGCGGACTGGCCTTGTCGGCGAGCCATCCACGAACATTGCGGATCGCGGCATCCTGTTGCGGAGACCAGCTCATGCGGCGCTCTCCTCTCGTTCAGCGATCACTTCGCGGGATTTGCGCAGCGTAAGCTGGATCAGGTCGGCCACCTTCTCGACCTTCGGGGCCTCAGACAGGCCGGTCGCGCCGGGCCAGACCCGGACGACATAAGCTGCGACCTTCTCGGCCTCGTCGTAAGTGAGGTGCAGCGCACCGGCATCACGCTGCATGTTGCATTGCCTCCTGCCGGAGTGTCGTGACGTCCACGGCTTGCCAACTCTTCCGATTTCGGATGCGGCAGATCTGAGTGCGGCTGACACCGAAGCGGCGCGCCAAAACAGGGCCGCTTTCGGAACTGCTCAAGATTTCGGCTACGTCGTCAACAGACAGCTTCGCATGGGGATTGTTGGATCCTGTGTAAGGATTTCCATGCTTCCCGCGATCCTCGGCGTTTTCAGCCTGAGTGGCCCAACGAAGGTTAGACACCTCGTTGTGCAATCGGTCGCCGTCGTTGTGGGCCGCCAGCATGTCGGGACCGGGCTCGCCATGAAAGGCTAAGCAAATCGCCCGGTGGATTCCGAGATTCTGGGCCTTCCCGTTGATAGACGTATGGATTCGCAAATATCCTTTGCTCATCCTAGGCTTAAGGATACGCCAAGAACCGGTGCGGTTACTGCGGGCGCGTCCGACGCTCGAAATCTGATAACCGGGGTAGCCAGGGATATCCCGCCATTCTTCATTAAGCTGCATCGCGGGCCTCCGTGTGCAGGGTTTCCACCGCGACGCCGGTCCATGTGCTCCACAGGTGGAGGGCCTTCGTGGTGAACTCGGCGCGCTCGGCCTCATTCATCGCGCGATTGCTGGTCGAGCGACGGCGGCGGTAGACCTCGCCGGATGGTAGGACTTGCTCATCGTAAACCCGGAGCTTGTCCCGGGTGATGTCGTGGAGATCCTGCTCGTCGAGCGTGAGGCCATGCATATCGTTGAGTAGCGGCGCAACCAGTGCTGCGACGGACCAATACAGGCCGCGACGGCGCTGGTTGGCGACGCCGCCCTTGATCTCGACGCGCACCTTGCCCTTGATCTCGCGCATCGCTTCTTCGGCAGCTCGGTTCGCGGGACGAAGCATGCCCAAGCGGGTTTCAAACATGAGTGGCGGGCGATCAGCAGACATTGCGGCGCTCCATCTGTTCGATACGGATTTCCGCTGCTTTCGGGCTCGCTGTGGCGAACTCGGCGGCCAGCGCGTGAAAGTCGATGCCGTGGAGGCGCTCGAAGGGCCCTTCGCCGATGCGGTGCTGCTCGGCATGATGATCCCTGCAGAGGCTTACGGTGAACCAGTCGCTCGGCTTGCGTCCCATTCCCGCATCAGAACCGCCACGGACGTGGGCGACCTCGATCGGCATGCTATCGCAGCCGGGGACGACGCAGTGATGTGAGCGGACGAAGTTACAGTGCGCCGGTGAGCGCCAGCGCTCTGACCGGTTGCGCTGCTTCGCGATGCGGGCTGGGAGCGCCATTACCAGATGCTCCGATCAGTGATGAATGGAATATCGTCGTCGAGGTCGTCGCCAAAACCGCCGTCGTTGCCCCAGTCGTTGCGGCCACCGCCTCCACGGGACTGATCGTCTTGCCAGCCACCCTTTGCGGAATTGTAGAGTTCGCGGTCGCCTTCGCGCTGCCCGTGCCCCCGTGATGTCCCGCGGCGCTGCTGATTGCCGCCCCAGTCGTCACGGCCGCCGCCGTTGCCCTGCGCGCCGTCCAGCATGACCAGCACCGCGCGCGGACCGGCAAGCACGACTTCGGTCGAGTAGCGGTCATTGCCGTTCTGGTCCTGCCACTTGCGGGTGCGGAGCTGGCCCTCGACGTAGATCTTCGATCCCTTGCGAAGGTACCGCTCGACCACTCCGACCAGACCTTCCGACTGGACCGAAATGCTGTGCCACTCGGTCCGCTCCTGGCGCTCGCCAGTGTTGCGGTCCTTCCAGCTTTCCGAGGTCGCGATACGCATCAACGCGATGCGGCCACCGTTCTGGAAAGACTTCACCTCAGGGTCAGCGCCGAGGTTGCCGACGAGGATTACCTTGTTGACGCTGGCCATTATGCTGACGTCCTTCCAAAAATCTTAAGGTCTACGCGTGGCGTCGGATCGACGGCGGCGGGAAGGCGATCGACCGGCATGTGCGGATAGCAGTCGCAATCCTGCCAATCGTTGTGGCCGAAGCTACCGTCACGGTAGTATCCGCGCCCCTCGCGGCGAAGGTAGAAGCCCTGCCCTTTGCAGCGCGGGCAATCGGGATGATGATGAGGGCTTGCCATCAGAATGGCTGCTCACAATCATCGGCGAGGAACGCCGGTACCGGGGAGGCTTCCTCCGGCGGCGGTGGCGCAATGTCCTCGATGGCCACGGGGGGATCGCGCATCGGGTCGAAGCGGGTTCCGACGATCTCGGCGCTCGTAGTGATAGTCGAGAGCACGCCAAGCACATGGAACGCGGTGCCGGGGTTTTCGGAAGCCAGGCGCGCGGCCTCGCATTCCGCCGACGCAAGGTTCGGGTGCTTGAAGCGAGGAGCGAAGCCGTCTTCATTCCAGACGAGCCAGAACGGCGCGGCAGGGGCGAGTCCATAATTACGGGCGAACTTGATCTCGGACATTATGCGGCCCTCTTGGTTTCGATGAACTTCACGCCGGGGATGGTGCGGCGAGTGGCCTCATTGCGGGCGTCACGCTCGGCCAGCTCCTGGATGAGCGACTGGAAGGCCTCGGGCTGCGCCTTGAGGTAGTGCAGGAGAGCGGCCTTCTGGTCGGTGATCTCGGCATGCCATGTGGAGCGCAGGCCGAGCGCGCGGACGCCCTCCCCTCCTCCTGCCGACACTCGCTCCTTGCTGACGCCCTTGGCCTGCTTGATCAGGGCTTCTGCACCGGCGAGCAGGTCGTCGGCCTTTTCCATTTCGGCCAGATCGGTGGAGGTCTTCGCCTCTTCGCGGGCCGAGATTGCCTCTTGTGCCGCTTTGGCAGCGGCGGCTGCGGCCTCCTGTTCACGCTGGCGGCGTTCATCGTCCAGCTTGTTGAGCCATGCCGTCGACATGTTGCCGGTCGCGAGAATGGCCTTCGTCAGCTTGCCATCGGCAATGGTCTTCTTGCCCTTCGACGTATAGCCGTTCTGCCAGGTCGCAATTTCGGCAATAGCGTCGTTGTGCGGTTTCTTTTCCTCGGCGGCGGCATCGTCCACCAGCTTGGCGGCTTGCTGCAGCTGGCGCATGAGGCGCCCCACAGCATCGGCTTGATCTTGATTGGCGATGACAAAGCCGTCGGCCCAGTTCGAGGCCTCGGACAGCAGGTCATCGACATGTGCATCGATGGCAGCGCGGCCCTTGAGAAGAGGCGCTGGCTCATCCAGATCAGGGCCGCCGTTGTCACCCTTGGGGGCCGGGCCGTCGCGCACAGGAGCCTCGCCGGCCAGTGCCTTCTCAGTGGCCTCGGCTTCGAGCTTGTCGACGTGAGCGGTCAGCGCCTCGATTTCGTCGGCGCGTTCCGGTTCATTGCGCTGCAGCTTGTTGCGCGCATTCTTGGCGTAGGACAGCGGCATTTTGGCGATTTCCTTCGGGCCGCTGCTTGAGTTGTAATGGGTCAACATGATGGGGCTCCTCAGAATGGGATGTCGCTGTCGTTGATGTCGTCGAAGCCACCGCCGTCGGTTTGACCGGCGCGGTTGGTTTCTTCCTTCGCCATGTCGGCGAGCTTGTCTTCGAGCTGGTTGATGGCCTTGATCGCCTGGGGGGCGGTCAGGTGCTTCAAGTCTTTGACCTTGAAGTGCTTGAGTATGGCGTCGGCGCTCGAATTGGTGCTTTCGAGCAACGAGATAACCCGCGACCATTGAGCCGGGCTGATGCGCTCCGGCGCATCTTGGCGCTGCCTGCGTGGAGCGACCTCATGCGTGGTCGCGTCTGCGTCGTTGTCGCCCTCCGTCGGGATCATGAATACTTGAAGTGCAGCGTACTTCATCGCTGCCGATTGAGCCTTGTTGCTGCTCTTGTCGGCGCTATCCATGGCCTCACCGACCATGCGCACAGTGTCGCTCGATCCATCCAGAGCCGACACGAGTTTGAAGTCGACAGTCAGGATCGTGTAATTGAGGACGCCGCCCTTCTGCGTCGGACGTTCCTCCCGCACCATATTGACCATAAACGGGAGCATCATCAGGCGGTTCGAAGCCAGGACGCCGCAGAGCGTGTTATACACGTCGTCGATGCCGCGGAAGTTGTAGCCCTGCTGCGTGTTGCGCCGGCCCTTGCCGATGCCTTCCTTGGACATTTGCTCCATGACGTTCGAAATCGCCATGTAGACAGCCGGCACGTTAGCGTCAGTCGCAGCTTCGATTGGGGTCTGAGCATTCATGGAAACTGACCGGGGCGGTTGTTGGCCGCTCCCGGCTCCCTCAGTGAGAAATGACGAAAGCGGCGATCACAGCGGCAACGCCCCACATGGCAGCGTTCGACCAGACCAAGCCGGAGTAGATGGAACGCCAGAGGTTATCGTCGTTGAGCGCTTGCAGCGGCCCATGGACGTGCTGGCGACGGGCCTCGCGCATGGCGGGCTTGCCGGAGAGCGTGCGGTTCATCGGTCTATGACCTTCCGGCACGCTGCGCGGTAAGCAGCCTTGTGAGCCTGATTTCCAGTGGCGAGAAGCGGCCGGAACTCGCGGAAGACTTCGTCGAGAAGGCGCTCGGTTTCGAGCCAGTCAGCATCAATCGCGGCTGCGCTGGCGGGAACCTCCGGCACATTGATCCGACGCACCGTGCATTCGAGTGCCAGACCGTCGAAGCGCCGCACATCGGCGTCATAGTTGTGATCGCCTGCGTGGAACGTGTGCTGACCTTGAGACAGCGACTTGCCGAGAGCGAAGTGCAGATCGGATGCACTGGCATTCAACAGCCGCGCGGTTTGACGGGTGCCGGGCATTACTGCGCCCTCCCCGCCAACTGCGCGGCAATCCAAGCCCTGCCGTCAGCGCGATCCAGCGCGTCACGGAGACGGCAGATCGCGTACTCGCAGCGCTCGATCACGAAACCGGCACGCTGCTCGACAGCCAGGTCATTGTCCTTGGCGACGATGTATTCCGCCTCGGTCAGCGCTTCACGGAGCGCATTGACCGCATAGGGCGGGAAGAAGGTGGCAGGAAGGTGCGCGTCTGCGGACTTCTCTGCGGTTATCGTGGTGATTTGCAAGGAAACCTCCATGGCGTGATGCCTGAAGCCTTCGGGGTCTGCGCTTGCGGCTCACCGTCGGGCTGATGGAGTTCTAAAAAGCATATCCTGATATGCCGCGCAAGAGAAAAAGCACATCTCAATATGCTTTTGCTCTTGCGCTGGGCCGAATCACGATCAGCACATCAGGATGTGCATAAACCTGACGCGCAACTTGTGCTGAGGTGTAGGGATGTGCAGAAACAAGTTGCCCCAGACCCGTTGCTGCGGATCTGGGGCGTGCGCGTAGCTAGGGTTGCGATGACCGGCGGCTACGACGCGAGACTTGTATGCCGGGGCGCGTGGATGCGCAAGAAGGGTAGCCCGAAAGGTCGATGCCCAAGCCACGCCGGAGGAACGCACAGCGAAAGCTGCCTCCGTGAAGAAACGACCGACCGACGAGCTGGCGAGCTACGTTCGGGCCTGTGAAGCATACAGCGGCTCCGGGGGATGGCTCCGAAGGGTACGACAGCTTCAAACAGGTGCGGGATAGCTTCTGCTACGGCAGGGCTATCTTGCCCTATGCCTGTTTCTCACCAGCTCACCAGAGAATCCACCAAAGGGTACTCGGGTCATTCGAATTTTTCACGAAATTCAGTTCACGCGGGGGCGGTAATCACCGATGACAATCCCTTTCACCTCGACATCAATAATGTCAGGCGGAAGATCATCGACACAGATCGGCGCCTGAAATTCAGGCTTTGAACTGCGGGGCCAAAGCCAGCGCTTGCCATCTTCGCTGATGCGAAGCTCCTTCACAGTGGCTTCAACCTCGCGATGATGGTCATAGGCGAACGCAATCACGTGATCGCCGTGCTGGGGCGGACGGAAGTCGAGCATATCCACCCAAATCACGATCGAACCTTCCTTGTACTCCAGGTCCATGGATGAGCCTGCTACCAGCAGCGCTTTTGCCTTCGACCGAAAGCGCGGAGGCACGGGGACGTCGATCGCGTACCAGTCGGATTGATCCCATTCCACGGCGTCTACGAAAACCCCTGCCTGCACCTTCCCAATAACCCAAATTGCCGTTGGCGACGGCGGCTCCGGCGTCTCGCCCGAAAGCTTCCATGAGGGCACGCGAGATGCCCTGGCAAGCTTAGCGTAGGTCATTGGATCGAGCGCTTGGCTATGACCATTCAGGAAATTGTAGATCGAATTCTTATCGACACCTGCAGACTTCGCCCACGGCGCGACCTTCAGTCGGTTGTCCGAAATATATTTGCGCAGGATAGCGCGTCTTTCGTCCGGCGTCTTTTCCATTCGTCGCGAGTAGCAATACGATCGCATATTGCGGTATGCATTCTGTCCTTGCAAAGCATATTCTGATATGCTTTTGTCGAGGCCATGGTTGAGAACCTCATCATCGACATTCGCGAGTGGCTGGGGGCACCCGGAAACTCCAAGGCGAAGCTCGCACGGCTGACTGGCCTTCACCGCAACACCCTACTTGGATGCGACCGAGACGACTGGAATCCTACGTTGGATGTCCTGCGCAAGATCGAGCCGCATGTTCGCAACGCCAGCGACACGAAGGCCGCAGCATGACCGCCGCCCAGAGCATCGCCATCGCGACCGGCATCGGCCTTAGTTGGCTGACCTTCGCCTTCGGGCTGGGGATTTTGATCGGCAAGGCCATTCGTGGTCCGATCGATCTCGACGAAGGCTTGGGAGGCTGACCGATGTCCGACCTCACCTTCGCCTTCTGCGTCATCATGCTCTGCCTCGCTGGGGCTGCAGTATACTTCGCGCTCAAAGGCGCGTCCTGATCCATGCAGGCAATGGGGGGCCTTTCCGAAATCACTGAGACAATCCCGCCCAGCGGGTCGCAGGCCGGTAGCGTCACAAGTCGTGCCGGCCACACTTCTCCGAACCGCTGCAATCCCCTCGCAGCGGCCAACCTGCCCGCGACGGTGCACGGCAATGTGAACCGCCCTGCTTTTCAGACCGTCGCGGGTGTTTTTTCTCCTTTCCATGATCGGGGTGTATCCCATGACTGAGAACCACTCAGCGGATTTGTCTCCGCTTTTCTCCCGCGAACAATCTGAGAACGCGTTCGCCTCGGCGTTGAACCTGTTCGTCGGCCGCGGGCGCCGCTACACCTCCAAGCAGGTAGAGCGAGCGACCGGCATTTCGCATCGCCGTATCGACTGCTTCCGGTCCTATCGTTCCGGCCACCCCGACCACCGACCGCTCGACATGGGCGCAATGCTTTCCCTCATGTCGTTCCTCGGGCCGGAGTTCACCTCGGAGTGGCTTGCACCGGTCGGCCAGGTCGCATTCCACAAGCCCGATGGCCTCGACTACGACGACATCGAGGACGAGGCTCGCAGCTTCCTTGAAGCGAAGGGCAAGGCGCATCACGTCGATAGCCCTGCTGGTCGTGAGCTTTCACCATGCGAGCGTGAGGAACTACGCAACCGGGCCATACGGCTCAGGGCGGTGGCATGAGCAACATCGATGAACGCTTGAAGCTGCTCGTCGAACGGGTGGAGCGACTCGAAGAAGAGCGAAAGGGAATCGGAGAGGATATCCGAGACGTTTTCGCGGAGATGAAAGCGGTCGGATACGATCCGAAGATCGTGCGAAAGGTGATCAAACTGCGCAAGATGCAGGATGATGCGCGCCGGGAGATGGACGCACTCCTGGATACCTACTGTGGCGCTCTCGGAATGCAGTTGGACCTCCCGCTTGGAGTTTCATCATAATGTTCAGCATCTTCCGAAGGCGTGAACCTGTTCGGGCCAGTGCAAGTGAAGCTGGCCGGGCTCTTGGGCAGGTGCGCCACGACAAGAGCCGCGCGCTCGTTCGAGACATGACGAACAAGATCCGCGCTGACCTGCGGGGCAAGGGTCATGACCTACCTCCAATCGATTGGGAGGCGATCTGATGGCGCGTGTTGCTGACATCATTACGATCGCCTCGCGCCTGACTGGCGTCAGCGAGCACCACATCCGGGGCGCCAGTCGCAAGCGCGAGTACATCGCGGTCCGCTTCGCTGTTTACGCTGTCTCTCGCGACCAGGGTTTCTCTTTCCCGGAGATCGGGGCTTTCGTCGGCGGTCGCGACCACTCCAGCGTCATCAATGGCGTGAGACAGATCCCGACATATGAGCGCATATTTCCGAACCTAGCCCCCCTCATGGACGCAATGCGAGCTTATGCCGAGCATTGCGAGCCATTCCTTGCCGATACTGGCTGGCGGCCTTCTGTCGGGATCGACATGACGCCCCTCGCCATGTCCGACTACGCTGCCGTGAAGGCCGCTGCTCAGGAACGCAATCGCGCCCGTCTGCGGCTCAGGCGTGAGCAGGACAAGATCAAGGCGGCCGAGGCCGAACCCGTCACCGAAGAACTCGATCACATCGAGCGCGCTGACATCGATTATCGACTTATGATGATGCGTGGCTCCGAAGCACTTCGGGAGGCGTTGTTTACATGAGCACAGCGATGAGAAGATGTCCGCTACCATCCATCGACGTGCTGCGCGCAGCCATATCAATCGATCCCAGAACAGGATTGATGACATGGCGGCGTCGACCAGCATCCCACTTCCGTAGCGAGGCGTCCGCAGCGTCATGGAATACCCAATTCTCTGGCACTCCGGCGTTTTCGACACTGATTCGTGGCTATTTGCACGGCATCATCAATAGCAAGCGCTACCGCGCTCATCGGATTGCGTTTGCTCTTTACACCGGCCACGATCCTGATTGTGAAATCGACCACATCGATGGTGATAAAACCAATAATGCCGCATTGAATTTGCGGGCCGTAACGTCTGCCGAGAACAAGCGGAACCTTGCGATTCCCGCTCACAATCGCAGCGGCGTAATCGGCGTGTGCTTCTCTCGTTCGAAGGGAAAGTGGCGCGCTTATATAGGCACTCGGCCTCAAACGCATATCGGGTACTTTGATGCATTCGATGATGCTGTTGCAGCCCGCCGAACAGCTCAATCCGCACATGGCTATCATCCTAATCATGGGAGAGCTTCGTGACGCTCATCACCATGCCTTTCCCTCCTGCTTCCTTATCTGGTCACAGTAATGGTCATTGGCGCCGCAAGGCCACCGTCACTCGCAAGTGGCGCGCATGGGCCTTCGCAGCCGCGCTGGAGGCAAAGGTCGAAGTACCGGCGGATGGCGACATCAAGATCGTCGTGCGCTTCTATCCGCCTGACAGGCGCAGTGACCGCACCAACTTTCCCAACCGCATGAAGCCGATCTTCGACGGCATCGCCGATGCCCTGAAGGTCAACGATCGCCGCTTCGTGCCATCCTTCGTCTTCTGCGAGCCTGAGGCTCCGGGAAAGGTCGAGATCAGCCTGTGAGCGGCTTTATCGCCTTGGACCGTGGAGCCCTGGAACATCCCCTCCTTAAGGATGGGGAGAAGTTCCGTGCGTGGTTCTGGATCGTGGCGAAGGCCTGCTGGAAGTCCGCACCGTTCGACGTCGGCGGAAAGATGATCACTCTGGAGCGTGGTCAGCTTTCCTATTCGATCCGTGAACTGGCGGAGCAGTGGGGTTGGTCCAAGTCTACAGCGGATCGCTTTCTCAAGCGCCTTGAACTTGAAGGCATGGTGAACTTGACCCGTGCAAAAACCGGGACAGCGCGCGGGACAAGCTCTGGGACAGATAGACTTATCATAACTGTATGTAATTACAGAAAATATCAAGACTTCTCCCCGGAAGCTGGGACAGCATCTGAACCGCAAAATGGGACAGAGTTGGGACAGAAGCGGGACATAAAAGAACAAGGGAACAAGGGAACAAGAGATATTCCGTCACCTGACGGTGACGGGCGCGGCGCGCCGGATCTTCTTGCTCTGGATGCCTGCGCGATCATTTTTCGCACCGGTCTGACGATCCTCAAGGCCACCGGTCACGACGACCGCAATGCCCGTTCGATCATCGGCCGTTGGCGGAAGACCTATTCCGACGGATCCGTGCTCGCCGTTCTGGCCCGCTGTCAGACCGCCCAGCCATCTAACCCTGTCGAGTGGGTCACCAAGGCCCTGCAAGCCGAACAGCAACGTGCGGCCGGTCAGGCGCCGCAACCCATGGAACAGCGTCCGCAGCGCGCAGCCGTCAGCGAGATCGGCGCGGAGATCGCCGCCCGCCGTCGAGCGTCGCGTCAGGAGCAAGAAAAGAGGATCGCAATCAGTGGAAGATGAAGCTGAAGTCACGATGGTCGCCATGCTGTCAGCCAGCCTTGCTCTGGTCCGTCCAGTAGGGATGACTGCTCAGGAAACGGCGGATTGGCTCGAAGTTGCGTTCGAAGCCGTGGCACACATTCCGCTCCATATTTTCGAGGCAGGCTGCCGTGCGGCCCGCCAAACCTGCACGCATCACTCGCAGATCGTGCCCGCGATCGTGAAGGAAACTCGCGAAGAGCTCGCCTGGTATAACCGCCCGAAGGTGCCGCCAGCGCTTCGCCTTGTAGCCCCCGTCGCTGAGGTGCCGCCCCTCTCGGAACTGCCGTTGCCGGACCCTGAAACACTGATGCCGAGCCTGCGACGCATGGGCCTGAACCGTGGATGGATCGTGGAGCGTGGCGGGCGCCTCGAATGGGCTGAAGGGGACGCCGCGTGATGGACCAGTGCCCCAACGGATATTCGGATCCTCACGCTTACTGCGCCTGGCGCAATGCTGAGCTTGCCGCCCAAGGTAAAGGCCTGATTTGGATCGTCGGTAGCGCGGGCATTCCTATGCTCACAGACGACGAACAGGTGTCCGCCGCCCGCCGCGCCCGTGAAGATGAGATCCGCGAAGACGAGCGCCGGCGTTTCAACTGGCGCCAGCAGCATCCGGTAACCGAGGAGCCGATCTCATGATCCGGATCACGCGCCATGCCGTTCAGCGCTTCCAGGAGCGAGTTCGCCCGGTAACCGAGGACGAAGCCCGCGCGGCCCTCTCCACCGCAGCCGTCGAGAAGGCAGCCGAAATCGGCGCGCCCTTCGTGAAGCTCGGTACCGGACAGCGCATCGTCATCGATCACGGCGCCGTCGTCACGGTCCTTCCGAAAGACATCTGGATGTGGACCCTCAACCGCCGTCGCCGCCACCTTTGCAGCAATGGGGGAAATTGAAATGGCCACTGCCGCCACTCGTCGCAAACCGCCGCCCGCAGGCTTTCCCGAAGTCTTCATCCGCTGGGGATGGCGCGGGGTGGAAACGGTCTTCGGATCGCGCACCGACTGCAACAAGCGCTGGGTGCAGGAATGTGGAGGCTGCGACCTGATCAAGCGCCGCCGTGAGTACCGACTAAGGCTTCGAGAGGTGAAGAATGATTGTGCCGCTTGATCACACGATTTGCGATGTGCGCTTCGAGCGCCGGTCCCTGTGCGTCGAGCTCGGCGACGGTCGGCTCCTCTGCGCCCCGCTCGAGTGGTTCCCAATCCTCAACGCGGCCAAGGCCGGGCAATTGGACGGATTCGAAATCGCAGGCGACGGCCTGTCGATTTCATGGCCCGACCTGGGAGAGACAGTGAGCTCGGATTTCCTGCTCGCTCGGCGAACTGGTTCGGAGAAGATGCTGTGAGGCCACACCCACCCGAAGAGCTCGCCACCTTCTCGGACATCGAGATGCTTGACCGGTTCGTGCCTGCGCCTGACCTGCTCAGCTGGATCCGCACCACGTTCCTCGACGAGGCAAGCCCGCTCTACAATCACGAGCACGCCCATCTACAGGAAGCCCACCTTGGCGTCCTTTGGACCAACTGCAACAACAGCCGGAACATGCGCTCAGTAATCGGCCAGGCGGAGATCATGCCCCCCATGGCGATGGGCAAATGGCAGAAGGCCCGGGCAATTCAGCAGATCGAAGAATGGTTCGACGGGATGCCCGATTTCCTGCTGACGTTCAGCGCGCCGGCTGCGTCCGGAATGGATGATCCGACCTTCTGCGCCCTTATTGAGCATGAGCTTTATCACTGCGCCCAAAAGCTCGACAAATACGGCATGCCCGCATTCGGTCGCGACGGACGGCCGCAATTCCAGATCCGGGGCCACGACGTCGAGCAGTTCGTAGGCGTCGTAGAGCGGTACGGCGCAGGGGCTGCAGAGGTCACGGCGATGGTCGACGCCGCGCAGCGCGGGCCCACCATTGGCCGGGCATCAATCGCAGGAGCGTGCGGCACATGCCTGCGCGCCGCGGCATGACGGAGGCTGTAGATCGCTTCGCCGCCGCGTTAGCGGATGGTCAAACCTTGGCGGCTGCGTTCGATTTCGCTGGTCTGCCATATCGCGGTTTCGGAGCGGAAAGAGGCTTCTATGTCTATGTGCTTGCCGATCCTCGCACCGGTTTCCCGTTCTATATCGGCAAGGGGAAAGGCAAACGTGCCCTCAGTCACATGCCGCTTGCCCTGAAAGGGAAAGAGCCGAACCTTGCGAAGGCAGAACGACTGCGATCCATAGCTGCGTCGGGCTCTCCGCTCATCGTAGCTGTCGTGATGGATGGCCTGAGTGAGGGCCACGCGTATTCGATCGAGCGGCGAATCATCCAGGCAGCCAAGCATCGCCTGACTAATATCGGACCGGGCCAGCTCGGCGATGTCGAGCGGTTCCATGCTTCGGTGCAGTGGTCACTCGCCGTATTCGAGAATGCAGATCCATCAGTTCCTTTGGATATGTTGGATGACATGACGAAAGAAGAACGGGCTGATCTGTTCCAGAGCTTGGCACGCAGCGCGCGATCTCTCCTGTGCGCCAAGGACAAAGAAGTAGAGGCTAGTATGAAGTCCAATCGTATCGCCGAGCGAAAGGCGGGCGAACAGTTTCGTAAAATCATGGCGCAAGTTGATGCTGGGTTGACTGAAAAATGAATGGAACGAGACTCCCTGACAACGTGAAAATCTTTATCGTTCAGTCTGTTGCCTGTTTCGACAGCCCAGGCACAGTAGTGAAGGCCGTCAACCAGGAATTTGGCTTGAAGATTTCGCGCCAACAGGTCGAGAAATACGACCCAACAAAGCGCGCAGGGCAAAGCCTATCGAAAAAGCTCAAGGCGATATTCGAAGCGACCCGCGACGGCTTCATCACAAACACAGCTCACATTGGTTGGGCGCATCGATCCACCCGGCTACGCGTCATCCAACGCGTTGGTGAGAAGGCGGAGGAGATGGGGAACCTTGCCCTCGTACTAGATGCCGCAAAGCAAGCAGCAATGGAGGAAGGCAACTCATTTACAAACCGGCGTGAACACACCGGCAAGGACGGGAAGGATCTGCCTGCCGCTGCACCTGCTGTGGCGATCTTCGCGCTACCGGACAATGGGAGGGATGCATGACTGAGGATGATGGAATCCTGAGTTTCGATGACGCATGCGCAATCGGCATGAAGGTCGCCGAGATGGCTGACCGCGTGAAGGTAGGCCACAAGGTATTGCCCGGCACGCAGGCCAAGTGGGGCTTCACGATGGATGGAGTTCGCTTTGAGGTAGTCGTCACGGTTGCCAACGGAGATGATGGGTGAAGGTCAAAGTCACCGAGCGCGACCTACGCCACGGCGCCGATTCGGTACGCTTCGGCAATGCTATCCTCGCGTGCGAAGGATACGCACCATCCTGCTCGGACCAAGGCCGATGCACCATGGACGGTCGGTGCTTCGACAGCGCGCCGCACTTGGTGGCCGCCCGCATGATCGAAGGCCTGCTCCCGAAGGACGGCCGGGCGGGGATGCACTACGCCTACCTGCGCCGTGTCGCGGAAGCGCTGCGTGAGGATCGCATCCACCTGTGAATGCCCACACCTCGATCACTCCCGGCATAGGCCACAACGGCGGCCCGCCGATCACCGAAACCACGATCAAGCCGCAGCCGGGTCCCCAGACCGAGTTCCTTTCCTCTCCCGCCGATATCGTCATCTACGGTGGCGGCGCTGGCGGTGGGAAGACCTGGGGCCTGCTCATGGAGCCCCTGCGGCACATCGGCAATCCCGGTTTCGGTGCGGTCTTCTTCCGCCGGTCGACGGTCCAGATCCGCAACGAGGGCGGCCTATGGGACGAGAGCGCCGTCCTGTATCCGCAGATCGGAGGCAGCCCGAAAGAGCATGTGCTCTCGTGGGACTTCCCGACCGGCGCGTCGGTCAGCTTCGCCCACCTGGAGCACGATAAGACCCGCTTCAACTGGCAGGGCTCGCAGATCCCACTGATCTGCTTCGACGAGCTCACGCACTTCAGCGCGGTCCAGTTCTGGTACATGGTCAGCCGCAACCGCTCGATGTGCGGCGTGCGGCCCTACATCCGCGCGACCTGCAACCCTGACGCAGACAGTTGGGTCGCCGAACTCATCGCATGGTGGATCGATCAGGACACTGGTCTGCCGATTCCGGAACGGTCCGGCGTGCTGCGCTGGTTCGTTCGCGTTGGCGAAGACCTCAAGTGGGCAGACAGCCCCGACGAGCTCGCATGCTACACCATGATCAACGACGCGGGCGAGCAAGTTCCGATCCCGCCGAAGTCGCTGACCTTCATCCCTGCCAAGCTGACGGACAACAAGGCGCTAATGGCAGCCGACCCGGGCTACATGGCGTCGCTGCTCGCCCTGCCGCTGGTCGAGCGCGAGCGCCTGCTAGGCGGCAACTGGAAGATCCGACCCGCAGCTGGCTTGTACTTCCAGCGATCATGGTGCCGTGTCGTCGATGCGGTGCCGGCCGGAACAGTATGGGGGCGTGGCTACGACCTGGCGGCAACGATACCGACTCCCGACAACCCAGACCCTGACTTCCTCGCATCGGTTCGGATTGGCCGCACGCCAGATGGCCGGTACATCGTGACAGATTGCCGCACGACGAGGACCAGTCCCGCTGGCATGGAGCGCTTTATCCTCAACACAGCGTCCGAGGACGGGCATTCCGTCGAAATCTCACTGCCGCAAGATCCGGGTCAGGCAGGTAAGAGCCAGGTCGCCCAGCTCGTGAAGATGCTGAGCGGGTACACCGTTCGCTATTCAACCGAGACAGGCGATAAGGCGACGCGCTTCGGGCCGTTTTCTGCTCAGGCAGAGGCGGGCAACGTGGATGTTCTGCGTGGGGTATGGAACGACGGATGGTTCAATGCCCTTGAGGGCTTCCCGGTCGCGAAGCATGACGACGAGGTAGACGCTACATCGCGGGCCTTCGAGATCGTCTCGCTGAACAAGGCGAGTATCTGGGACAGCATGTAGTCGTCCGTAGAAATAGTACGGACGCCCAAGCCATCACGGCCGCATGGCCGAAGTCCGCATCCGCAACGTCCGACCGAAACCCGGCTTCGTCTTCGACGGGCGCGCGGTTGTCCCGCAGTCCATGACGCACGACAGCATCGTCAATCTGCTCACCGGGCGCGGGACCAGTGTCGACCGCACGTCGCACAACTTCTGGCACCACATTCCGATGCCGCCCGAGCAGATCGAGGCGGCCTATCGCTCGTCCTGGCTGATGAGCAAGATCGTCGACTTGCCCGCAATGGACATGGTGCGCGAGTGGCGTGAATGGGAACTCGACGCCGAAGAGATCAAGAAGGTCGAGGAGGCCGAGAAGCGCCTCGGTGTTCGTCAGGCGATCCTGACCGGCCTCATCTACGGCAGGCTCGGCGGCGGAGTCGTCATCCTCGGATCCGGCACCGACATGGCCGCGCCCGCCCGTGACAGCGACAAGCTGCTGTACGTCAAGGCACTACCCCGCCGCGTGATCGGCTTGGGCGAAACCGACTGGGACGTGACCAGTGAGAATTTCGGCGAACCGGCGTGGTTCACGATCAACGGCGCGCGGGGATCTGACCGAATCCACCCCTCTCGCGTCATCGTGTTCAAGGGCGAGCGTGTCCCCGGACTCACCGGCCTGACCAGCGAGGAGCAATTCTGGGGCGACAGCGTGATCGAGCGCATTGATCGCGCGGTGAAGAACGCGGACACGGCGACGGATGGCTTTGCCACTCTGATCGATGAAGCCAAGATCGATTACTACAAGCTCGCCGAACTAGCGAATTTGCTCTTACAGCCCGGAGGCCTCGACAAGGCTCGAGCGCGGGTCGAGGCCATGAACATGGCGAAGTCAACGCACCGCGCTGTTATCATGGATGCGGGCGACGACTGGGAGCAGCGTCAGATCAACTGGGCTGGCATGCCCGACATGATCAAGACCTATCTCGCGATCGTTGCCGGTGCCGCCGACATTCCCGCCACCCGCCTTCTCGGCAAGTCACCCGACGGCATGAACAGCACAGGCGAGAGCGACGAGAAGAACTACCGAGCCAGCATCGCGACCAAGCAGGACATGACGCTGCGCCCTGCCCTCGACAAGCTCGACCGTCTTCTCCTGCCAGGCCTCGGTATCGCCTCGGACACCTATTGGGACTTCTGCCCGCTCGACACGCCAACTGAGAAGGAGCGCGCCGAAGTCGAGAACAAGGAAGCGGACACCTACACGAAACTGGTCAACGCAGGATTCCCCGAAGGTCCGCTCACGAAGTCCATGGCCGCCCGCATGGTCGACAGTGGCAATTGGCCTGAGCTCGGCGATGAACTGGCGAAGATGCCGGAGATTCCCGAGGCCGATCCGAATTTGCCTGATCCAAGCGCCCTCGTGGCCAGAGCGAAAGGAGGTGGTCAATCGTCTCGGGGTGTCGGCGGGTCGATTGGAAGCGGCTCGCCCAGCCCTGCTCAGGATGCGTTCTTCGCTGACGCTCAGCCCCGACCACTCTATGTCCAGCGCAAGCTGCTCAACGCTGGCGAACTGATTGCCTGGGCAAAGGCCAACGGCTTCAAGTCGACGCTTGCAGCCGACGACATGCACGTGACCGTGCTGTTTTCGCGCACGCCGGTCGATCCCATGAAGATGGGCGACAGCTGGACCGGTGACGATGAAGGCCGGATCCGGATCAAGCCGGGTGGCCCGCGCGCGATCGAGCGGCTTGGCGAGAGCGCCGTCGTGCTGCTGTTCTCGTCGTGGGAGATTGAGAGCCGCCATCGGTCCATGGTCGAGGCAGGCGGTTCGCACGACTTTGACACGTATCAGCCCCACATCACCCTGTCGTATGAGGTCCCGGCTGAATTCGATCTTGAGGCGGTCAAGCCGTTCAGCGGCGCGCTGGAGTTCGGACCGGAGATTTTTGAGCCGCTCGACCTCGATTGGAAAAGCAAGGTCACCGAGGCGTGATCCGGTGGGTCCGCTCGCTGTTCGCATGGCGCCGGTGCAAAGCTGCCGGATCGTGGGCTTATTCCATCAACACCCTATCAGGCCAGCGCGCCGCAATCCGCATAATGGCTGGGCATTCTCCGCTTGACTGGCCGTGGCTACTGGCTGGGGATGGAATGCCGCTCGTGGGAGGCAAACCCGCTTGGCGGAGCGCTTACCGCGATACCCTTCCAGACGGGTGGCATTGGTCCTGATGGCCTACAACCTAGCCGCCATGGCCCGCCAGCGCGGCATCAAGCGCAACCTGACTTTTCGCCCCATCGAACCGACACAGGCGAACGCGCAGGCCCTCGCAGCGATCTACCTGCCCGTCCTCAAGGCATGGGATGTCGATTCCCTCATGCGTGGCTACGAACAGCCCGCCAAGGGCGTGGCCGATGCCATGGTGCTGGACGCGCCATCCGATCAGGCAGCGAACATTGAGCAAGCCGAGCGCGAGGCAACCCGCCTGATCGGCGAGTTCACAGCGGGCCTGCGCGAATGGGTTGTGCGCGCCGAACGCTGGCACCGCGGAAAATGGACTGATGCCGTCAAGGCCGCCATCGACATCGACTTGTCCATGATGCTCACCATGGGTGACGTGTCCGAAACGGTCGAAGCGTTCATTGCTCGCAACGTCGCGCTCGTGCGCAACGTCTCCGACCAGGCGCAGGGTAGGATCGCCGATGCGGTCTATCGTGGATACGAACAGCGCTTGCCGGCGCGAGATGTGGCGAAAAACATCCGCGAAGCCGTAGCTATGGGCCGGGATCGATCGCTGCGCATCGCTGCAGACCAGAACAGCAAACTCAGTGCCGCACTAGACCGTAAGCGCCGCGATGAGGCTGGCGTCTCGCTGTTCAAGTACCGGCATTCGGGAAAGGTCCACGCTCGCCCCTGGCACAAGGCCCGCGACGGCAAGATCTACGACAGCGCGACCGGAAAGCAGGTCAACCCAGACGGCACCGCGATGAAAGGCGGAGATGTGATTGAAGCCGACGATCGTGCAGGCATGCCGCCGTGGTGCGGTTGCCGCGAGCAGGCATATCTCCCCATCATGGCCGAGATTGGCGCCTGATGGCCGCCGGTGACGTCCTCGAGAATGGCTCGATAGATCTGGACGGGCGCGGGTTCATCACCTCCGGCCGCGTCATCGTCTCTGCCGAGCAAGCAGCGCTGGCCGAGACGAAAGGATGGTCCGTTGTCGGGCCCGATGGTGACAAGGTGATGATTGTGAAGGGTGAAAGCACGGCGCCTGTCATTCGCGCCTAACCGTCCGTAGAGTTGCCACCGCCCTGCCCGCAAAACACGGGCAATGGCACAGTTCCGCGACACCCTGACGCTAGACGCCCCGCGCCGCACCAAGGACGGCTTTCTCGCTGTTCGCGCGCGGGCCGCTCGCACTGGCGTCTACCAGTACCTCGGCAGCGAGATCGACCCGCAGAACCAGCACGGCCTGCGCGACAAGGGTCTCGTCAACGTTCTGCGCGACGATGCGACCGTGTTCGACGAGACAGCGGCCCGCTCGTTCATCGGTAAGCCCATTACCGACAATCACCCTCGCGAGGCAGTCACATCCGAGAATTGGCGCGATCATGCACGCGGCACCGTCATGGGAGCGATGCGCGATGGCGACTATCTCGCTTTCGACCTCCTGCTGACCGACGCCAGTGCGATCCGTAAGGTCGATGGCGGCAAGCGCGAACTCTCGAACGGCTACAGCGCCGATATCGAGATCGGCAACTTCACGGCGAAGGACGGCACAGTCTGTGTCGCTCGTCAGACCAAGATCACCGGCAACCACGTCGCGCTCGTCGACGCAGGCCGAGCCGGTCCCGAATGCGCGATCAAGGATCATGCGATCTGCGACGCCATCACCGCCGATGAGCTGGCGAAGCTCCAGGCATCCCTGACAAAGGACAGCAACATGAAGAAGATCGTGCTCGACGGTCTGCAGGTCGATCTGGCGGATGCGGATGCCGTCGCCGTCGCGATCGACAAGCTGCAGACCAAGATCGCCACGAGCGACAAGGCCCTCGCCGACGCTCAGTCCGCCCATGACAAGGCTATGGCCGCCAAGGATGCCGAGATCGACGATCTCAAGTCCAAGGTCGTCGACCAGGCGCAGATTGACGCCCTCGCCGATGCGAAGGCTGCGGTCGTCGCCGATGCCAAGAAGATCGCGGGCGACAAGCTTGGCGATACCGCCGGTAAGACCGTCGCTGACGTTCGCCGCATGGCTCTCGACGCCAAGGGCATCGATACCAAGGACAAGTCGGACGATTACGTTGAGGCGCGTTTCGATGCGCTCAAGGACGCGTCGCCGAACAAGCCCAAGGTGCTCGACAGCATCCGCAACCCGCAGTTCGTGGCGAACGATTCCGCCTCGATTCACGCCGCGGCTAAGTCCGCGCGCAACCGCTAAGGAGCCCGATCAATGGCTGAGCTTCAGATTAGCTACACCGACCAGCTTGCTTCGGGCTTTGCTGGCATGGACGCCGATGGCGAAACCGAAAACCGCATCACTCGCTCTTGTGAAGACGCTGCCGGTATTGCCTTCGGCCGCCCAGCGTATCGCGGATCGGGAGACCACGGTCTGACCGGGACCGTCGGCACACTCGCAACTTTCTTGGGCTTCACCCGCGCAACCTCTGGCCTCGGCCTCCTCGCGGGCCAATCTGCGGACACCTACGCCCAGTACGACAATGTCTCAATCAAGACTAGCGGGGCGATCTTCGTTGAAGTCACTGGATCGGTGAACGACGGCGATCCGATCACCATCGGTACTGGCGCAGGCGCCGCTGACGACATCGGCGCAACCACCGCCGACGCAACTCACATCGCGACCGGCTGGATCGCTGACGAAACCGTCACGGACGGCGTTTGCCGCATCGTGAAGCGCTAAGGGGGCTGAAATGACCGCAATCACCTTCAAGGACGGCATGATCTCGGACGTTGAAGCGTTCGTGATGGCCGATGACGCCACCCAGAGCCGGATCTTCAATCTCTGGGCGGTGTACGACGCACAGCAGGCACTCGCTTTTGCTGATCGCGTTCATGAATTCCTCGTCGACGCTCAGGTCGGCCGGGCATTTCTGACGCCGCAGCTGCACCGCATCGAGACCATGGTCTACATGCGCAAGTATCCCAGCTTCGACCTGACTGGCATTCTCTCGGTCAACGAAGACGGCGACATGTGGGATGTCGGCACCGTCTTCTACAGTATGGACCAGGTCGGCAAGGCCGCGTTCCTTGCTGGCGGCTCCTTCGACGTGCCTTACGCCGATGTGCTGAATGACCAGCATGTCCATGGATTCTACCTGGCCGGCATCGGCTATGAGTGGAACATCCAAGACATGCAGCGCGCCGCCAAGCTGGGACGCGCGCTTTCTGCGGACAAGGCGGGCGCCGCTCGCAAGTCGGCCGCTGCGTTCAAGCGCTCGATCGCAATGACCGGGAAGGCTCCCGGTGCCGCGACCAGCGAGAAGGGTTGGACCGGACTGGTCAACAACGCATCGGTACCGGCCGCGAACGTCACCGCAGATGGTACTGGCTCGACCACTCCGTGGGCGAACAAGACGCCCGATCAGATCAGCCGCGATATCTGGGCTGCGGTGAATGCAGTGGAAACGCAAACTGGCGAAACGCACACCGCGACCACGGTTGGCCTTCCGACCCAGAAGCTGCGCTACATCGAGCAGACCCGCATGACGGACACCGGCAGCACGATCCTCTCCTACATTCGCGGCAACCGCGACGGTGGCGAGAACATCAACTTCGTGCCTATCCGTGAATTGGCTGGCGCTGGCTCGGGCAGCACCGACCGCATGGTGGCCTACGACAATTCGGAAGAGGTGTCGAAGTTCCACCTGCCCGGCGACCACGAGTTCCTGCCGCCCTTCCAAAAGGGCAGCATGGTCTACGAAGTGGCGGGCATCATGAACGTCGGTGGCACCGAAATTCGGCTGCCCAAGGCGCTCACTTATCGGGACGGGATCTGATCCATGGCTAAGTTCACCAATCACGCGCGCGGTCCGCGAGGCATCAGCCTCAAGGACGGAACCATCAAGTGGCTGGAACCCGGCCAGTCCATTGACCTCAAGCAGGCTGACATCGTCGAGCCGCTCCCGGATCTCGGCAAGGCTAGCGAAGCCGCAGTCGATACGGGCGCAATCGATGAACTGAAGGCCAGGGTAACTGCCCTGACCAAGCAGGTCGAGGACCTGACGAAGGAACGCGACGAGCTCGCCCATGACAAGGACGCGCTGACCAAGCAGGTCGAGGACCTGACGAAGCCGTCGAAATAAGTTCCCCCTCCATGGGAACCACCGGAAGGGCGGGCGATCAGCGCCCGCCCTTTTTCGTAGGAGGATAGAATGGCTGTAACTTACAATACCGCGGTCAAGACTGCCCGGATCACCGCCACGCGCGACTATTTTGCAAACGGCACGCTTGAGCTGCTCGCAGCGAATGACGCCGTTCTCGCGATCTTCGACCTGTCGGCTTCCGGCGGTTCGATCGCGGCTGACACCTGGACGCTGGGATTTGATGCCAACACGGTCGCGGCTGAGGCTGGTGCGGGCGCCGGAACAGATGCGACCAAAGCACAGATCAAGGACAGTGGTGGAAATGCCCATCTGACGGGCCTGACCGTCGGCATTTCAGGCACAGACATTGTTCTCGATAACGTGAACATCGCAGACGGGCAAAACGTCACTCTATCGAGCGCCGCGATCCAGCACGCCTGAGCGCACTGACGCCGCGCGACCGACATGGCCACAATCACCGAGATCCTGCTTTCCGGCAGCTCATGGACACCGCCTGCCGGTGTCACAAGCGTCGTCGCACATTGCGGCGCGCCGGGCGGTAATGGCGTCAAGGGTGGCGGCGGGTCGCGCAATGGTGGCGGTGGCGGCGCCTTCGCGTCCGGAACCGTCTCAGTTACCGCTGGTGTACCAGTCTCGATCCAGATCGGCGCCGGTGGCTCCGGAACGGACACCTGGTTCTCGTCGGCCTCGACCGTCATGGCGAAGGCGGGCGCGAATGCTTCCTTGGGGTCGGCTGCGCCAGGTGGCTCGGCAGCATCGTCGTTCGGTAGCACGAAGTTCTCAGGCGGTGCCGGCGGGCGCATCACGAACTCGAACTGCTACGGCGGTGGAGGCGGTGGCGGTGCCGCAGGGCCGAATGGGGCCGGTGCCGATGGCGGGCGATCTTCTCAGCACGCAAGCTACAATGGCAGCGGCGCTGGCGGTGGCGGCGGTGCGAACGGGGGCAGCGCGGGCGGCAACGGGTCCACCCCAACCGGATCAAGCGAAGGCCAATCCGGAGCCGGCGGCGCCGGAGGCAACAACCGCTTTTCGACAGGAGGCGGTAGTCCGCCATCTGGTGCAGGCTCGTCAGGTGGTGGCGGTGCAGGTGGCGATGCCGCGACACCTTCGGGCAACGGCGGCGCTGGTTCCTACGAGGCGCTCTGGACCGACAATAGCGGCGGCGCAAATGACGGCGTTTCCATCGGCCCTGGCGGCGGCGGCGGTGGGGGCTCGGGCGGCACTCCATCTTCGCAGAACGGTGCCAACGGCTCCTATGGTGCCGGTGGCGGTGGTGCCCGTGATACCGGAAGCGTCACGGCTGGCTCTGGGGGCGCAGGCTACATCGTCCTGGTCTATGACGTCGTATCGGGCGTCACCGGCACCCTGATCGCGCAGGAAAGCGGAACCGACACCGCCAGCGCTTCGGGTACGGTCGAAGTGTCGGGAGCGGCATCTACGCAGGAAACGGGCAGCGACACGGCCAGCGCATCGGGCGGTGTGGCAATCGTCGGATCGCTCGCCGGTATCGAGGCAGGTGCAGACGCGGCAACGGGAACACTCGCTGTTGCTGTCACCGGGGCGCTCACGGCGCAAGAGACAGGGCAGGATAGCCCATCGGTAAGCGGGTCAGTTGCAATATCGGGTGCATTGGCCGCGCAGGAGACCGGAACCGATGATCTCGGTGCGAGCGGCACGGTAACTGACGGCGCGAGCATCACCGGCACTCTCACGGCTCAGGAATCGGGGGCAGACAGTGCCGCTGCTTCCGGTTCTGTGGCGATCAACGGCGCCCTCGCCGCGCAAGAGGCTGCGAACGACAATCTTGCGGCGACAGGGGGCGTTTCCATCGCGGGATCGCTCGTCGCTGCAGAGACGGGACAGGACTTCGCGGCGGGCGCAGCCACCGCCAGGGTAACCGGCGCCCTCTATGCGGTCGAAGTAGGCTCCGACACCTTCGCGACGACCGTTCTGGTCGATGCAAACCCGACGACGACGCGCCTAGCCTCATCCAACCGGCCAAGCCGATCAGCAGCATAACTCCGCCCTTCCCGCGACATTGCAACCCCGTCCGTATCGCGAACGGCCTCAAGCGTAAGAGGATAGCCGCATGATCACTTGGCCATCGAAAGACCCTGACGAGGTCCTGAACTACACCTGGCAGCCGGGGAACGACAGCGGTGACGCAATCGCGAGCTATACCGCGACCGTCGCAACCGGCACCGTGGCTATCGAGAGCGACAGCAAGACCGACACCTCAGTGACCGTCGTTCTTTCTGGGGGCACCTCGGGAGAAGCCGCGGCGCTCACCTTGCGCGCGACCACGGACGCGGGCCTCGTGTTCGAAGAGACCGCCCTCATCGCCATCGTTGCAAGCGATGCCGGGTTCTCGTCTTCGTTTCAGGCGATCTTCCCGGCCTTCGCGTCAGCCTCGCGCGAGGCGATCGCGTACTGGAAGGCCAGAGCGGAGCGCGTCATCACCGATGCATTCGGAGACGACCAGCAGCACGCGACGATGCTGCTCACCGCACATTACCTAGTGATGCAGGGCCTTGGCTCTCAGGCCGATAGCCAGCGCTGGGCCAACTTCGCCGGGGCCTCGCGCGTGAAATCCGGATCTCTCGAGCTGGCATGGGATTCGTCGGTCAAGTCGACCGGCTCGCGCTACGGCGATGAGGTTTACGGCCTGATCCTCAACTATCTCGGTGGGCCCACGGTCACCGGCACGGGCACCTTCCCCGTCGCGGTAAACTATGGCGGGCTATACTGATGGGGTTGCTTGATGGCGATATTGCCGCGCTGTTCTCGGCGGCCTTCTCGGGAATGTATCTCGACGCCACGGTCAATGCTGGCACTGGCGAACCGATCTACGGCGCCGGCGGTGTCATCACCGGCTATTCTGGAAGCAGTCAGGCAGCGAAGGCGCAAGTAGACGCCGCGACGCAGGCGATGCGCCAGGCGGACGGCTTTGCAGAAGGTGATGTCCGGCTGATCATCCTTGCCAACGGCGTGGCGGTCACCTCGGATCACTCGGTCACTGTCGCGGGCGTGAAGTACAGCCTGCAGTCGGTCGAGCTGGATGCGGCGGCAAGCCATTGGGTCTGTCGGGGACGGAAGGTGCCGACCTGATGCCCGTGAAGCGCACAGGCAACATCGCGATCAAGATCCAGAAGCTGACGCCGGAGATCGAGGCGGCATTGCGGCCGGTCGTCTATGCGATAGCGGACGAAGTAAAGACCGATGCGCAGATCAGTCTATCTACCGGAGCGGTATCCGGTGCTGGCCACGTCCCAAGCGCACCAGGCACACCGCCGAACAGCGACACCGGCCATCTTGCCGATAGTATCGAGGTCGAGGAAATGGGGCCTCTGCGCGCCCGCGTCGTTGCGAAAGCTGAGTACGCGGCGATTCAGGAGCTTGGCGGGACCATCAATCACCCCGGTGGCACTCCGTACTTCATGAAGGATGGTAAGCCCGTTTTCGTGAGCAACAGCGGGTATGGTGCGTTCCATCATTTACCTAAGACGAAGCCGCACACGATCACGCTGCCCGAGCGCCCCTTCATGCGTCCTGCAGGCATCAAAAACCAGAAGAGCGGTAAGGCGCTGATGAAGGCCGCGGTTGCTAGGGTGCTCAAGACCGGTAAACTATAAGCCCATGAGACGAGCGATTCTTCTGGTCGGCTTTGCGCTTACGGCGTGCGCAAGCGAAGGTGATAAGGCGGCCGAGGACTACGAATTCGCGAAGTCGAGCCCGTCCACGAACATTCAGGACATGTGCGACGCAGCGACCCGGGCGCGCGAGGCATATGTACGTGATCACGACACCGAGAACGTCTCGCGCTGGTCTGGGATTGCGTCGATGGACTGCAACCGCGCGGCCATGTACCGGCGCTAGATTGCCGCTGGCGACTGTATGGCGTATGTTCCCGCATCGTGAGCCATGACCAACCTTGCTGGGCCGAGAAGCTACTTGAGAAGCTGATCCCGGCACTTATCCGGTCGGGCAGTATCTCTGAAGAAACAATCCTCAATCTGGCTGATCAGATCGATGGTGATGGGCACGACGAGAGTATTGCTCTGGCGCTGCGCCTGTGGGCCATCGAGGCGGCCGGGACAACCTCATCGGAACAGCGCGCGGAGCGCATGAGGAAGCGCATTCGCGTCATCAAAGAATAGCCGTCCGTATCATCGCGCACGCGGCCATCGCATGCCTGCGCCATGATCACCCGCCTCAATCCAGCCAATGAAGTGCAGGAAGCCATCCTGAAGGCTCTCGCGGATGACGTGGCACTAGCCGCCCTAACATCGCGCATCTACCCTCAGCAGGCGCCGACAGAGCCGGTTCGCCCGTTCGTCAGGTTCGGGGCTCCGATCATTACCCCACGCAAAGTGGATGGCGGGGACAGCGCTGACGTATCTGCGGCCGTACATTGCTTCACCGATTCCACGACGGCCACGCCTGACGGCCGGCAGATGGCGACGACCATTGCCGCGCACATCGCGCGCATTCTCGATGCCATGACCTCGATCTCACTCGAGGACGGTGTCGAACTCAACGTCTATGTCCAGCAGGTCCAGTGCATGCAGGATGGCGATGCATCATCCTGGCATTCCTTCGTCACCTTCCGGGCCGAGGCCGCATAAGCGTCCGTAGAGCGCGTGGCAGCATAGCCATAGCGTTCCGGCAAATGACCGGAGACGCTGACAGATGACCTATCCGACCACAATCAAGGGCCAGCGCGTCCTTCTCCAGCTCGGCGACGGCGCAACCCCTACTGAGGCATTCACGACCGTCTGCGGCATCACTACGAAGGGTCTGCAGCGCACGCGGCAGACGCAGGACACGGTTCTGTGGGACTGCACCGACCCGGAAGCCAGCCCTATTACCGAGCGCGAGATTCTCGCTGGCGACTGGACGATGAACGGCTCCGGTCAAGCGGTGCTTTCGGTTCTGGATGATCTTGAGGCCGCGTATGACGCAGCCTCGAACTGGAAACTAAACTTCGTCGACAGTTCCGGCACGACCGTCCGCTCCTACACCGGAAACGCCATCATGACCGACCTGACGCTTGGGGCCGTCAATGGCGACAAGTGCTCGATCTCCATTACCCTCTCCGGCAACGGCGTTCTTACCAAGGGTTGATCCATGCAGACGCATCGCGACATCCCGTTCGGTGATGGCGATTACACCTTCCGCCTCGGCATGGCACAGATCATTGCCATCGAGGAAAAGTGCAATGCCCGAATCGGCGCGATCTATGCGCATGTCATGGATGGCCGCTACCAGAAGGATGGCGTCAGCTTCGGGTACGGCCTGCAGGCGAATTTCGGTTTGCGCGAGGTCATGGAGATCTGTCGGCAAGGGCTGATCGGCGGCGGTGCCGGCTTCGTCGATGGCCGCGACATCAAGGTCACCGACCATCTGGCGACGCACCTTGTCCGAACATATCTCGAACCGGACTCCGGCAACCCACTTACGAAAGCATGGGATCTCGCTGAGGTCATCATGAGCGCATGCGTGAACGGCTACGAGCCGGCGCAGGCCGAGGCTCAAAAAAAAACCGTGAAACGTACCAGTCGGAAGCCGAAGGCCGCTTCGACCGAGGGCAAGTCGTCGGCAATGGCCTCGTAATGGGCATCGCGCCCTCCGAGGTGCTGTCGATGTCCCTCTATGACTACCAGGCCGCCCTTCATCACTGGGCGAAGGCTCAGGGTAGCGATGATGATGAGGTCGAGGCTCTCACCCCGGAAGAGTTTGACGAACTTCTCATCACGGCAGCATCGCAAGGAGTGCATTGATGGATCCGCTTGAACTGATCGCCGTCGAGGTTCGTGCAGATCTGGACCAACTCGAAAAGGAAATGACCGGCGCCACCCGTGTCGTCGACGCGAACGCAGCCAAAATCACGAACTCCGTCGAGCGATCAGAGCGGGCCATCGTGCAATCAGCTCGCAATTCCGGGCAGGCAATGCAGGGAACAGGCCGCAATGCCTCCATGCTCGGCGCGCAATTCAGTCAGATGGGCCAGCAGGTCGCCGCGGGGTCGAGCCCGTTCCAGGCACTCGCGATCCAGCTCCCCGACATCGCCTATCTACTCGGCAATACCGGCAGTGAGGCAGGCAAACTCGCAACGTTCTTCGGTGGGCCGTGGGGCATCGCCCTAACTACAGCAGTTGCCGTCCTCGCCCCGCTGGTGGAGCGCCTGATTGATACCGAAGATGCGCTCGATCGCGTAGGAGACGCTGCGCAGGACGCGATGGACAAACTGCGTGCGTCCCTCAACACGACTTCGGTCGCCTCAAATGCCGCAGACGAAGTAACGAAGAAGCTGGTCGGCAATCTCGGCGAGCTGGCGAAGACCAACCGCGATATTGCCCAGACGCAGAACCTTCTGGAGGACGCCGCGCGCTCGGCCGGAGGTGGCAACTCGCTCGAGATCCTAAATAATCGGCTGGTCCGATTGAATAGCGAGAAGGAGCGGATCAATGCTGATATCCAGCAGTCTCGCAAGGATCTGAAGCAAATCGCTAGCGATGCGCAGGTCGCCCAGATGCAAGCCGAGGCGCGGGCTCGGCAAAGCCAAACACCAACGCGCACGCCGTCGCCCAGATCCTCCAGCTCATCCGGTCGCGGCGCCCGCTCCTCCCGCGTCGATACGACACCTGTGAAGGAATCTCTCGACGATGTAATTGCGCAGGCACAGCAGGACATGCTCGTCGCATTCGCTGATGCATTTCAGAAGCAGAGCGATGCCGACTGGGACGATTTTCGCGAGCAAGTTCGGCGAATGGAGGAATTCCGCGCGCAAGAGCGCGAACGCACCGATGCCCGTCTGCATTACCAGCAGGAGCAGCAGGTCCGTTCACTCGCGTCGATCTATGAAGATGCCTTTCGGGGCGGCACAAGCGCGATTTGGGCTGACTTCAAGGCAATCGGGCTGCGCGTCATCGCCGAGGTTCTCGCGCGTTTCACGATCGCCAAGATTGGAGGCGGCGAATTTAGCCTGGGCGGAGCGCTTACGTCTGCGATCAGTTCAGCCATTCCCGGTTTCGCAAGCGGAGGATCACTCTCGATCGGCGGGCGCGGCGGCATCGACAAGAACGTGCTTTCGCTCAATGGCTCGCCCATCGCTAAAGTCTCGAACGGCGAAACTCTTCATGTAACCAATCCGAGCCTTTCACGCGGTGGAGGCGCACCCGCCCAGATCAACCAGACTTTTGTCCTCGACGCGCGCGGTGGCATCACGACGCCTGAGCTTCTGCAGTACGTCAACGACACGGCGAGCGCGAAAGCGGCGCAGGCGGCAGGAGCAATGGGACAGGCCGTCATGCGTGGCATCCCTAGCCGCCTGAGCAGCTTCCAAAGAGACGGTACCTGATGGCAAGCTACCGCGAGAGCGTCGTGGTTCGCATCGATTGCGATCCCCCAGCCCTTCTCTGGTCCGGGATCGGCAACCTTCTGATGCCGGCTGATGATGTCATTCCAGCAGACGCAATTGCGCTTGGTGGCGGTGAGCTCGTCAGCGTTCCTGACTTCCAGCAACTCATCGGCGGCACTGCTGAGCGGCTAGACTTCACTGTCTCAGGCGTATCCGATGAGACTGTCCGCTTTGCCATCGATGATGCTGCAACAGTCCGCGGCGCCAGGGTCGATATCGGAACCATTCGCTTCGACAACGACTGGCAGTTGGCGTCGGTGACATGGGAGCAGGTATTCGAGGCACGCTCGCTATCCGTCAGCCGTCCGCAATCCGACAGTTCGGGCAACCTGACGCGCTCCATAACCCTGACGATCGTGCAGGGTTCGACAACGCGGAGCCGCGCCAAGATCGCCTTCTTCACCGATTCAGATCAACGCCGTCGCTCCTCGGACGATGCGATATTCAGTCACGTCGGCGGAATTACGCTTGGCACCTCGCGCAGGTTTGGACCCAAATGACCCTCGGCGACTACCTTCTCACCCTCAACGCCAAGCGGCGCGAGCCCGGCGTTCACGATTGTGTCACGCTGCCTGCGGACTGGACCGTTGCGCTTGGTCTTCCCGATCCGATGGCAGCTTGGCGCGGAACCTACGATACCGAAGAAGGTGCGCTCGAGATCATCGAGCAGGCCGGGAGCCTCGAAAGCCTTTTTGCGGCGGGATATGCCTCGATCGGCATCGAAGAGCGCTACGACGAGCCACGCGAGGGCGATGTAGCAGTCCTGCGCGTGGGAGAACAGGAGGCCGGCTCGATCTACACTGGCCGCCGCTGGGTTTTTGTAGGCGAGCGCGGCATCGGCTTTTCGTCGGTCGATCAGGACTGCATCGTGACCGTTTGGGCGGTTGGCGACCATGGGTAAGACGGTAGGCGCCATCATTTCGGTCGGCCTGGCTGTCGCGGTCAACGTCATTCCCGGTGTCGGCCAGGCAATCAGCGGCGCCATCTTCGGCGGCCTGAGTGCTGTAACCGGCACGGTGGGCTTGGCCGCATCTGCGGCCCTGACTTTCAGTCAGGTGGCGGCGTTCGCGCTCACGACGGGCCTCACCATTAATGGCTTGCAGACCGTTGGTGGCATCCTCGGTCTCGGGCCATCGGCGCCGAAGCCAGATCAGGCAGAAACGGCGATCAAGAATTCCCGCCCGCCGCGTGTCTCAGCTTACGGCACGAGCCGTCTCTACGGAGCCTATATCCTCTACGAGACCGCACCTGATGGCGCCGCAGTCGATGTCTACGCGGTACATGACGGAGAGCTCACCCAGATCCTCCAATATTACCTCGCCGATGACGCGGTGACGCTCACTGGAAGTGTGGTGAATGAAGGCGATGATGGTCGTTACGCCGACAGCACGGTCAAAATCTACAGCACGACAGGTGCCTCGCCTGGCGCTTCTATTTCGGCAGTCACGACGAAACTCGGTTCATCGATCTGGGGCACCGCTCACCGTGGCGATGGAGTCGTGCAACTCGCTGTCATCTGTGAGGCGGTGAAGTCGAAACACTTCCTCGACATCTACCCTAACGGCGTGCCCGTCGCTTCCATGGCGGCGAAATGGCAGAAGTGCCCTGATCCCTACGCCACAGATCCAACCGACGAAAGCGCATGGACCTGGACCGAGAACGCAATCCGGCACCTGATGCACTACATGCTTGTGCATGAGCAGATCGATTATGCGACCAAGATCGCGCCGGCACTGGACTACTGGAAGGCCGCTGCGGACGTATGCGACGAGGATATCGCGCTCAAGGCTGGGGGCACTGAAAAACGTTGGCGGTCATGTGTCGCTCACAAGCATACCGACACGCATGCCTCGGTTAAGTCAGCCATCATGCAGTGCTGCGACGGGTGGATCGCCACCCGCTCTGACGGTGCTTATGTCGTCTACGCGGGGAAATACTACACCCCGACAATAAGCATCGGCGCAGATGAAATCATTGCCTTTGAATGGAACGGTGTCGGCGTCGATGACGACGAAGCCATCAACGAGATCATCTGCTCATATGTTTCGGCTGACCACGATTACAACACCGTGGAGACCAATGCCTGGCGTGACGAAGACGACATCGCTGAGCGCGGTCAAATACTCACGGATTCGCTTGAGCCACAGGTGCCGTCATGGGGTCAGGTGCGCCGCCTTGCCAAGCGGCAAATGGCTCGCAAGAACGCCCTCTATCGCGGCACTGTTACGACCAATGCGTCCGGACGCGTTGTGCGCGGAGAGCGCTTTATCAACCTGACGCTCACCGAGGCCGGTACCACGTTCTATGACGGTCCCGTCGAGATCACCGCGGTCACGCGCAATCTCAGCACAGGCGGCGTCACCTTCTCATGGGTGGCCGTCGACCCGAATATCGATGCATGGAACCCAGCGACCGAAGAAGGCGACCCGGCCCCGGTAGGTAACCGCGTCGCACTCGAGCCGTTGACAACGCCGACGATCGATACAGCATCTGCCGTGTTGTCATCGGATGGGTCTTTCGCCCAAATCAGCGTGACCGTCGACGCCGAAGACCGATCCGATCTCACTTGGTTCCTGCGCTGGAAACTCTCGGCGAACACGGTCTGGAATGAGGCTGAGTATACCGACATCGATGCGGGGACGTCGGTGCAACTGCTTTCCGATTCCGTGCCATCGAACGCCAGCGTCGATGTCTCTGTCGCCTACCAAGTGGGCGACGGGCGCACTTCGGACTGGGCGAGCACCGAAACCGTCGACACGACGACCGAAAATCTCGCCCCCTCGCCCAACACAGCCTTTACCGCGAACGGCGGCACCGGCGAGGTATCGGGTAGCTGGTCGAACAGCACTTCGTCGAATTTCGGGCACTCCGAACTCTGGTATGGGACGACGTCGGTATTCGGCAGCGCAACGCAGCTCGGCGGTGACTATACCGGTGGCGCTGGCGAAGGAGAGGTGTTCACAGAGAGCTTGTCGGCCGATGACTACTACCTGTGGACGGTGTCCTACAATTCAGCCGGCACCGCCTACTCAACGACCGGCCCTATTCCGGTAACCGTCACCTAGCCGTCCGTAGAGCGACACGCTCCATCGTGGCCAAGATGCGGCCATGTTCATCTGGCCCGCTCATCTTTTCAAGCCGAAGATCGTGAACGCACGCCCGGTTTCACAGACGATCTCGGGAGGCGCGTCTCTGTCTGGCGTCGAGGACGTGATTGCCACAGATGGCGGCGGTCGCTGGATCATTGAATTTTCCGGAATCAATTTGACCACGCCCGCACAGCAGCGTGCCTGGAGTGCATGGGCCGGCTATCTCGATGGCGGGGCAACCGAGTGTCTGGTCCCGATCCTTTCACTGCCGACAGGCCCGAGGCCCTTCGCATGGGATAAGGCGGTGCGCGTCTCGAAACTGGTCACCGATAACGACGTGTTTCCGACCAGCGCAGCTTATTCGGTTTCGCATATGTCAGCATCAATTGGAGCAAACGCTGCCCTTCGAGCGACTTCACTGCAGATCAACCTGACGTCTCAGGGCGAGATTGTCGGTGGCGAGAAGTTCAGCATTGGAGACTACGCCTATCGCATTGTGCGCGAAACCTCGGCGGGGATCTTCTCGATCCGCCCGCCGCTCCGCGAGGCTGTAACCGCCGGCGCCGCAGTCAATTTCGATTGGCCGGTCGTAAGGTGCCGCATGCAGCCCGCCCAGGATTTCGAGAGTCCTATCAACTTCGGACGGTTTTCCGAGAGCTCAATCACTTTCATTGAATCCGTACCAGTGGGGGTTTCCTAATGGCTATCGCGCGCAGGGTTGATGGCCTTTCGGCATTCACGGGCAGCGATCTCAAGTTCGTTTTCTCGCTCGTCGGCGTTGATATGACTGGCGAGACCGGCGTGTTCAACATTGCCACGGCCCCAGAGGCGTCACCGGCTATAGCGGCAACTGTAACGCTGATCGAGGTCATCTACGATGACGATGGCGTGCCGACATCGATATTGCAGGCATACGCTTCGAAAGCGGCTGTGCAGGCGGCAAAGGCGGTGCTGGCACCTTCTGACGAAGGCGCAAACCTCAACCTTTACTACGAATTTCGCGTCTCTGCGCTCGCGGGTGAGACGGGAAGCGATGCCGAAACAACCCTCATGTACGGCGCCTTTCCAATCAAGGGGTCTATCTGATGGCCGACATTGAACTTGATTTCGTTGGCCCTGGCGCTCGCCTCGCAATTGGATCTGCGACCAGAGCAGCCGCATCGGAAGCGTCCGCGACCATTTCGGCGGCAACGGCGGAATCTGCAGCTGGTCCAACTTACAGCAGCACAGCTGCAGGTCTCGCTTCAACCAGCGATGGAGAGGCATTTGCTGTCGATAATGGCGACGGAACTGTAACTGTATACTTGAACAATCTTGGTGTTGCAGTTGCCCAACGGACGCTTGCGACAACTGCATACTCTGAAGCGACATATGCCAAAAACGAGGATCTCGCCTCGACCGAGGCAGACAAAGGGGCTACCCTTGTCAACTTCACGCCGTACAACATCACCTATACGATAGCTGGTCAAACTCCGACCTCGTGGAGTGTGTACGAGACAAGCGGTGAATCGGGCCGCACCGCGCGGCACCTCATGGAACCTGCGGACAGGGGTTCTCATAGTGGCGAGCAATTCTCCGGTCTTGGGCTTAGTCTTCGCCCTACCGGTTCTCTGGCGAATGGACCGGCCAACGCCGATATCGGGTTCAATATTTCCGTCATCAAGGGCGGCACAAATGTCGGTGAGATTGACGGCCTCAATATCGTTGTCCGTCAGGCCGGTACGGCGTCGGACGCGTGCGCGATCCTGACCGATGTTGCCGGTTGGAACGGTGGGACCGGCTTCTGGGGACAGCACGAGGGGACGACGAAGCATATCGATGGCGGCGGCACTACGCTGCTCGATATCCGAACCCAGATGGGCGTCATCGATACGGTCAATAATACCTCGTTCGGTTACTATGCCACGCCAAATACCGGAACGATCGATTATGGCCTGCTGTTCATCACCGAAGTCAGCGGCGGGCAGTTCGGCAACCACATCACCGCTATTTTCGAAGGGCGGACAGCCTTTCAGGTCGATGGGGATGGGAGAGTCTACGTCAATCCGGGTGACCTTGAAACGGGGCAGTACGCGCGTCAGGAGTGCTACCTTCTTGAAGCGGCAAGCGGCAACGCCCTTGCCGGACATGTCGAGTTCAACCGCTATGCCGCAGGCTCGGATTGGACCTCTACGGAACTCAGGTTTCGCGGCAGCGTGGATGGTTCCGACGCGGCAGCAAGCTCGCCGTGGATGTCGTTTCGTGGGCTATCCGGGGGGACATCTCAAATCACATTCGGATATGGCGTTGGCGCGTCTGCTTTTGATCGTGTTGTAATTCCTATCGGCGGCGGCATTCAAATCATTGACCTGCCGTCATTCTCTTTTGCTGATGACACAGCCGCCGCCGCCGGGGGCGTTCCTGTTGGCGGGCTTTATCACACATCCGGCGCGGTCAAGGTGCGCCTGACATGAGTGAGGAGCAAGGCATGGTCATCGCCTTCAACACGGTCTGCAAGTCCTGCGGCGAGCGCGTGACCTGGCCCAGCGACGATCCCGACTGCGTGGAGGTGCAATCTGACGCCATCGGGCGGGTCAAGCATCACTGGCGCATCTCCTGCGCATGCGGGAGCCCTGTCACGGCCTTCGGTGGGCGTCCTCTGGGAACGGGCGAGATATGAGCCACTTCGAACGCCTGATTGCCTGCATCCGTTCGGGGCAGATGAGCGAGGCGCAGATCTCCGAAGAACTGCGCAATCCAGTGTTTGCCGCATATTACAGGCAAAGGGCGTGAACGGTGCCTGACCTTGCCTCTCTTGCGTCGACAACGCTGCCGATGGGCGTCGGGCTCGGTGCAGGCGGCGTGCTCGCCATCGGGATCATGCGTGCTCTGGGCAGCGCCGCGCGGTGGATCATCGAATACTTCGGGGGACGAATGGACAAGAGGGCCGACCGGCTCGACGCGAGTACGGACAAGCTGATCAAAGGCCTCGAAGATAGGATCGATGCACTGACGAAGCGGCTCGACCACGTCGAGCAAGAGCTTTCCGAATGCAAGGAACAGCACGCTGTCGCCGAGGCTCGCAACAAGCACCTTGAGGCGATGATGCAGGGATACGGTGATGCCCGGCAGCGCATCGCGACCGAGCAAGCAGCTGAGGTCCTGTCGATTAGAGAAAGGTCGAAGTGATGGACGTTCGCGCCCTGCAGTCGAGACTTGGCGTTGCGGCCGATGGCATGTTCGGTCCCAAGAGCCGCGCCGCGCTGATCGCACGCTTTACCAACACTGCCGCGCCGGCCGTGAACAGCGCGGATCTGATCAGCTTCGCTTCCCGGCTACACTGCTCCGGCAAGCAGCTCGCTGCCGTCGCCAAGGTTGAGAGCGCAGGCGGCGGATTCGACGATCGCGGACGGCCCAAGATCCTGTTCGAGCGCCACCTGTTCCACAGGCAGACCGGAGGCCGATGGTCGCCGTCATCCTTTAGCCAGGCTACGGGGGGCAGATATTCCGAGGACAGTTGGGGCAAACTCCTGCTCGCCTGCGCCAAAGACCCAGACGCGGCTTTTTCCTCGTGCTCGTGGGGCAAGTTCCAGGTGCTCGGCCTGCACTGGTCAAAGCTCGGCTATGAAAGCCCGTTCGCGCTGGCCGTGTCGACGGTGGAGAGCGAGGCCGCGCACTATGATTTGCTCAGCCGGTACATCGAGGCCTTCGGTCTTGCCGACGAGTTGCGTGCCTTGAGCACCGATCCCGAGGACTGCCGCGCGTTCGCCCGTCGCTACAACGGCCCGGCCTACGAGCGGTTCGACTATCACAAGAAGCTGGCGAGTGCGATGCGATGACGGTCCGCGAGTTCCTGCACTGGCTCGGCCATCCGCTGCGGGCTGTCGTCTCCGCCCTAACTGTCTTGGTGAACCTGACGCGCCAGCAGATGCGCGCGCTGTTCTCGCTCGCCATGATCGGCGGGATGATCTCCCTATCTGGGCAGAACTTCATCTACACCTATTTCGCCCGCCGCGCTGTTGCTCAGGGCGAGGCTTACCGGCCGCTCTTCGATCTGATCCAGGAGCAAATGCGGTTCAACTCCGCGCTCGTCGCATGGTTCGCCGTGATCTTGGGGCTGATCGTCTTCGGTGCCGACTGGCTGCGCGCCAAGTGGGGCGACCGCGAGTTGCAGTTCGGCAAGGATGATCCCGCCTCTATCAAGGACGATGGAGAATGAACCCTATCCCCATCAGCTGGTGCCTCGGCGGGGCTGCAGCAGCTGCCCTCGTTGGCGCCTGGGGCGGCTGGACGGTCCGCGACTGGAAGCGGGACAGCGAAGTCCTCGCCGGAATCGAGAAGGCGACCGAGCTCGTCAACGAGCAGCTTGCAACGATCGACGCGGCGGCGCAGGCCTATGAGCAGGAGCGAGAAGATGCACGAGTGCAGACCAACGTGCGCGAAAGCACGATCCGCGAGATCTATCGCGACCGGCCGGTGCCTGCCGATTGCGCTGTTGGTGATGATGTCCGCGGCGTGCTCAACGACGCCGTCCGTTCCGCCAACGCCCGAGCTGCAGGCGAACCTGCGCCAGGCGTGTCCGCCACTGCCGGTGGCGCCGGTTCCGCTGATCGACCCTGAGCGATCGATCTGGGAGAACGCGCTTATTTCGCTCTATGGCGAGTGCGCCGGCCGCCATCATCGAACCGTCGAGGCGTGGCCTTCAACTCACGGCAAGTAATGCTTAAATCGTGTCCGTAGGGATCGGGCGCGAAGGAGCGGACGGTGGACAAGCCAGACCTTGACGACGTGATTGAGGAAATAAAACATCCCAGCGAGACTGAGATGGACATAGGACGCGATCAAAGCTCGCGCGAAATCCGGCTGGGCATGACGCTGGTGCTGATTGTGGTTGCCGTCGTCGTTCTCATCGCGACCGCCCTGCGTTGGTGAACCGCGGTTAGTCAGGCTGCCGGATCTTCCCGGCCTGCTGAAGCAGCATCTGCACGTGCGCCGGATCGCTGAGATCGTACTCGGGTATCTCGACCAGGTCGCGCATCGTGTCGGCATGCTTGCGTAGCCGTCCGATCATCTCGGGCATGATGTTGCGCAGCTCGATCAGGCCCATGTCGGCGCTGGTCGATTCCTTCACGCGATCAAAGCGGCGCTGAGCTTCGTCGACGATCTCGTCGTCGGACATGGTGGAGAATCGGGAGAGGTAGGTCATGCCCGCTCTCTACATGTTCCTACTATGTTCCGAAAGAGCGACCAGACATAGCGGAGTCGGACTGTGGCCTAAGCGGGTATGGCGGGGTAAAATCAGAGGGCGGTCGCCAGAAGGACAAGCTCGTCCGGCCTCCTTCAATAAGGCGGTTTCGCACTCAGACTAGGGGCCCGGACCGCACCGGGTCCCCCTTGTCCAAGCCTCTGCATCGGCCATTCATCCCCTGAGATCAAAATGTTACCAAAAAGGGGCTTACTTCGCAGTTGCGAAAGGATTACTGTTGCGGCGCAGTAGATCGGAGGGCCAGCGCTCGGCCACTCCGTAATTTCAACTGCCGACTCCCAACTCGGGCCCGGGTGACTCCGGGCCCTTTTTATTGCCAGACGCGCGCCAGTCCCAGCGACACGAGATAGCGGCCAGCGTCCCGGCCATTGACTGACAGTGTGGCGAGCGTCCGGCCGTACCGATCGGTGCCGTTGCGCGACACGGTCACCGGACCACGCGACAAGAAATCCGCCAGTGCATCGCGCGACCGCTCGCCCAGGGCGAAGTCGCACCATGGCGGATTGTTCGAGCCGGCCAGGCGCTGGCGTGACTGCGCGGAGCAGCGAGAGGACCCGCTGAGCTCCGGCGCGTCGATGTTCTCCACCCGGATCCGCTCGCCATCACACAGGCGCACCGTGTCGCCGTCGTGGACGTAGGCGATGCAGGCTGCCGCGGCGAGGAATAGGGGTATCTGGCTTGCCCAAGCTCTTTAGTTGTTGGGATCGATCATGTCGGATCGAATGTCACATTATTGCCGGCAATGTAGAGGGGTTTAGGTAGAGGTGGAATATTAATTAAATCATAGGCATGTTTATGGGCTACCTTGAAGCCCTGAGCCGCCAGATATCCGGCAACGGATTTGCCCATTTCTACTTTATCTTTGTCTTTCCCGGCTGTTTTCAGGTTGACCAGCTGCGCTTTATTCAGCTCGCCCGCAATTTGCTCAAGAAATCCCTGAGTTAACTGAAAAGGCTGGCGACCCAAGTTAATGATGTTGTCCCCATGCACATTGCTTTGATTAAATGTGTCGCCCATCACACCTTCCGGTCGATATTCATCTCGTTGGGTCCCAATACATTATGTTGCTCATAATGGTCACCCCCCAATGTGGGCCCAGATTGCGTTATCTTTTCCGGATCGTCGGGCTTTGGCCTTCTCCAGATAAGCCAACACAAGAAAGCATAAAAGACCAGGAACACGACCAAAGCAACAACCCATGCGGCCGCTTCTGATGAAAACGTCACAGCCAGCCTCCGTCCGATTGCATCTGCAAGAGGGTCAAAAACCCTAGATGTCGCGAGCGCGCGCTGAATGATGTAAGAGCCAATGCCGGCTGGTAATGACGAGGCAAGAGTTCCCGCGATCTTGAACTTTTGCACAGGCGCCCCCTCATGGCCGCGACTCCGGATCAGAGGTCGGTACCAGATTGACTATACTAATCCAAAGAGGATCAGTCCCGGTGGGCGCCGTCTCCAATGCGAGACCAAGTCCCACGCCTGCGCTCGGCTGCACTGGGCGCCTGTAATCCCGCCAGTTCTCGCGCACGTATGTTGAGCGATACCGCGCCGCATGCCGCGCCCGGCTGGAATGCAGGCGATAGGCGTTGTCAGATTCCTGCTGACGTATGGCCTTGCGCTTGCTCGGCTTCTTCATGCCACGTCTCCCAAACCAGCACGGCAGATCACATCGCGCGGACTGTCCTGCCCGCATACCTTGCAGCGCAGCGTGTGAAGTTCGCCGTTGCCGGCCTTAATCTCGCGCGGGCAGTCGGGATCGCCGGGCTTCCAGTAATCGTGCTTCGGCGGATTCTTGATTAGATCGTAGAGCCGGTCATTCTCAGCCCGCAGCGCCCGCATCTCAGCATAGAGGTCACGGTCCTCGGCCGGGAAAACAGCGCGCTCCATATCCCAATCGCGTAGATCGCGGTAGAGATCGCGGAAGTGGTCGGCGTGGTTGGTGCTGCGGAAGTAGACGCGGTCGCCTTCGTCATCGAGTTCGTCCATGAAAAGCAGGCCGTCGCGCACGCGCTCGAGCATCTTCGCCTGATAGACGAGATCGGCGCCCTGCTGCGTGACCTTGGCTGCCAATGCGGCAGCATCGTCGACCATGTTCTCTCGGAACCCTGCCGCGTTGCGGTGCCCTCCGCCGCCCATGCTCTTCGCCACCTCGCTGACGTCGGTGCGGTCGTCGTGGCTGCGCAGAGACCAGGTGACGGACTTCTCTCCGCTCACCGACATCGCGGCGAACGGTGCGGCGGGATGCTGGTCGAGGAGGTAGTGCCCGACGGCCGACACGAGCGAGTAAGGGCACTCGACGGCAATTACGTCCGGAACGCCCGCCACGGTCCGCAGGTGGGCACGTGCAGCGATCTCCTGCACGAGCTGGTCCTTCCACCGCAAGATGGCCCGGCCGCGCTCGATTGGACGATCATCGAGTGTGAGTTGTCCGTCCAGCACCTCCATGCGCTCGACCGTCATCTCGCCCGCCTGGATCTCGACGTGCAGCGCCTCGGCTGGGGAGTGCTCGCCCGGCTGGAAGCGCCAGAGGTCATACTGCTCGGCGAGTTCGACGAGTCGCGGCGTGAACGTGAACCGGCTGGCGAAATCCCACGCCATGCGCGCGCCGCTGCGCTCCATGTCGAACAGTGCAAGGATTGGAGGGTATCCTCCGATCTGCAGGTCGTTGAACATCGATGCGGCGACTTCGGGCGTGAACCGTTCGGGCCGCGCCGCAAATACCTGGAAAGGCTCAAGCGCCGCCTGCGCTGTTTTGTGATGATCGAGTATCACGATCGACTGCGCGCCTAGCGCGATCATCGCCCGCAAATCCTCCTCGGGAAACGAGAAGTCGACGATCAGGATGTTGCGGCCGAGGATGGCGTCGACCTCCGGCGGCGACATGCCATAGTTGCACGCGAGATAGGCAGGCTGATTTCCCCAGCGGCGCCAGCATGCCCAGGCCGCGACGATACCATCGGCGCATTTGTCGTGGTATATGATCAGGTCAGGAGACCACTGGTCGGCGATCATCTTGATGGCATCAACAGAATGATCGGTGGTCAGCAAATGGTCAGCAGATCGCGCTTCGTTCTCGCTTGAATCATGATCTGTTCCGGAAGTGGCTGACGTAATTTCGCCGTTTTCCATGTCTTAACACCCTTCACACGGGCGGGGCCGCACGTTGCGGCGCCGCAGTTTCAATTGTCAGGATTGACGTCCCTGAACGGGAAGATGATGTCGTCTGGCCATTGGGTGGCCCGGCCGTCGCCGCGATAGGCCCCGTTGCCGGTGAGCTTCGCCAGGTAGATCCGACAGTGCTTCGACCAGACGCGCTTCCCCCACGATGTCCCGCAGTGGAATTCCCACGCCTTCTTGCGCAGCGCCTTGCGCAATTCGTCCGGCGTGCAGCCGGGCATATCAGCATGAATGGCGGCTATCATGCGCGGCGCGTCGGCTTGCCAATCACGCATGACAAAGAGGCCCGAGCGGTTTACACTCGTTTAGTAAGCCATTGATTCCATTGTCCCGATAAGGACACTGGTTTACGCCTATGCCATTGAATCGGCTGGTATCTATGCAGCTTTGGGAGCAGGATGTCGCAGGTTCGAATCCTGTCTCCCCGACCAACTCGACTTCCGATCAGCCCGGCTCGCCCTTTCTTGCAGCTCCCATGTACCAGTGGGAGCGCAAAGCCGTGCCCTGCGCCCCCGTCTGTGCTTTTGCGCTATCGCAGGTCCG